GGCGGCGACCGACGTGCAGAAGAACGTCAACCCCTCGAAGGAGGAACCACAGGGCCGGGAGCAGGAGAAGCAGGATGTTGATCCGAACGCTGTTGCTGTTGCTGCGCATCTGACGGAGGAGCCGGAGACGGCGCCTCTGGAGGAGTCGTCGCCACCGGCAGCGTGATCAGAACTGGACGGCCCCCCGCAGGTTGCACAACAACTTGTGTGGGGGCCGTCGTTTTTTGTTCTTCGGGTTCTTCTGTGAACAGATCACTTACCCATTCACGAACAGGTGCAGTGAGCTGCTGGCCCAGGTCGGTACGTAGAATGCCCGCGTGCTTCGTCATGAAGTAGCGAGCAGCACTCTTGAAGAACGTGGGTGTCACGACGATACCTCGTCCTCGCTCTTCTTTACTTTATCTAGCGGGGTGAAGTAACTGACTGCGATGACCATGGTACCGTCATTCAGTGTTTTGCGTTCTTCCCAGCGCAACATTGCGGAACCGTCGAGGATACGATTCATCAGTGCTTCGTAGTCCGCGGAATCATCCCGATCTTCGTACTCGAAACCAGCGTCTTTGCTGCCCCCTACCATCTGCTGACCCATGATGAAGCGCTCGAAGTGCGCACGCAGGTTGTATTGAGGTACTCCCTCGGGTCTTGATTCACCTGGAGGCGGTTCATCGGTGATGATCTTCTCACCCTGGGGGATGGGGTACTGCGTCGGGAAGAGTTGAGGTATTGTGACGTTGGCGCCGCCCTTGCCGTTGTCATCCGGGAACTCCGACGCACGCTTCACCACCGAGGCGATGCTCTCTTCTTGGCCCTTTCCCATGAGCTAGCCTCCACCTTGCGCCTGGCGTTTCGCAGAGTACTCAGTCTGTGTTTGCTGTTCTTCCAGACGCTGCACCACACAGCTGTACATCACGTAGTCTTCGACTTGCAGGGCGTGGAGTCGGCTCTTACGCATGCCCGCGTCGAGGCCCATCAGTTCTTGTACGATCTGATCGGCTTGTCCGATGACGGCTTGCTGGTCGTACTGCAAACCCGTCTGACCGAGCATCGCCTGCGAACGTGCTTGTTGTGCGAGGGACTGTTGTAGTTGCTGTGTCTCCTGCTGCATCTTCTGTTGGAAACGAATTTCGTCGAGCTGCTCTTGCAGACGACGTTCCCGTTCCTTCTTGAGGTCGAAGTCGTTGAGTTCTGCGATGGTCGTGTTCGAGATGAGTTGCGACTGCTGGTTCAGTTGCAGGATGAGCTGCTTCTGCTGTACGTCATCGATGAGCTTGAACTCGGTGAGTTCTACTTCAACGTTGGGCCAGCCCAGCATTTTGCAGGAGCGGGTGGTGACCCACTGGAGCAGTTCGTTCAGCTCGCCCGTGTAGGTGAGGAGCTGATTTTCCAACATACGAAGCGTAATCGCAGACCCAGTGAACGACAGCCCGCCGTAGATGAATTCGCGTGGAATACCCATCGCAGCGATGATGGAGTCTTCAGCTTCTTTCACTTCACCGAGCGTGAGCAAAGCCCGGCCATCGCCACCGATCTGGAGCGAGTCAACAGGCACACCCGAATGGAAGATGGTGAGCGGGTCTTTGCGATGGCGTCCCAGACCGCGCTTGACCTCTTCGAACATGCGCGAGAGCGAGATGGTTTGGATGGGGTCTGCGTTCGCGGATGTTTGCTTGGGAAACAACACCCGGAAGGGCACGAGATGATCGAGCGCAATCGCTTCATTCGCCTTGCGCAGAATCGCCGTGTAGAAGAAGAGCTTGATGGTGCTCGTCAGGGGTGGAAATCCCCACTGAGGATCGATGCCCGCAGGGGGTGCGACCTTCATGTGGTAGACATGGCCATCCTTGAACCGAAACATCTTGTTGTCGCGCGCTGCGGCGATGAATTCGAGGGGCAAGTGATTCAGCAACAGTTTGTTGCCTTGCCGGATGCGGTTCTTGATGTCGGGTGGGATCGAGTAGTAGTAGATGGATTTTCCCGAGATGGGATCGTGATCGATGTCCATCTGTTTGGGGTCCCAACGGATGATGTGAATCTTGTGGGGGTCCGTCAGTCGCCGATCGATGACCTTGCCTCGCACCGTGCGGCGGCACTTGCGACAGGTGTATTCGAAGGTCATCGGTGTGTACTTGAAGCGGTAGTTCACGTGTTGGATGTTGACGAGCTTGTTGCACTGGGGGCACTTCAGAAAACGCGCGAAAGGTTGGTACAGGGAGATGAAGGAATTGCCGTAGATCCAACGGTCGCGTCCTGCAAGGATGAGAATCTCTTTCACGCGCAGGGTTTTTTCGAGCAGTTCCTTCACACGATCTTCTGCGCCCCGGTTGGTGGTGTTGTAGGAGATGTCCGTGATGGGGTATTCGGAGAACTTCTTCAACGCAGCAAAGACCTGTGCTGAGTTGTAGTAGAGGTACTCCATCCACGCGAAGAGGTCGCGCAAGCGCCGGGGTACGAATCCGGTCACGAAGTCGAACATCGGATTGGGATGCGCTGTATTGTTTCGATACAGGGATTCCAGATCCGTCAGGGCCATATCAGACATCGGCGCTTCCTCAATTCATCTGAAAGGAGAATAGGTTAGGTGGCATCTGATTACAAGCGTGTGGTCTGCAACTTCTGCGTCCACAAGGTGAATTGTGAAGGATTGCGTGGACGCTTTTTGTGTGGACTCTGTCCCAAAGCACTGCTCTGTACCATGCACGGAGCCCTGGGGACTCCCGCCTGTACCTTCGTGACCGAGAGATGGACTGCAACTTTACCGAGTAAATGTCTGCTTGCAGCCAGTCTGCTGCCTGCGCTGGTCGATAAAGGGTCGAGTCAGTCTCTTGCGGTGAGCTTCGCAGAACCTCAAGAACTTCTGCCAGGGGGTGACGACGATGCGAACTGGATTTGTCCACGCTGTAGTCTCCCTCACTTGCAGAAAAAGGTCCATCACAATTGGAACGCAGGCATCGGTCGCAAGAATCAGTTGTCCACCGAATACAGGCTGGTCTGTTCGATTTGTGGCCTTGACGAGCGCAAAGTGCATGGAGTAATGTCGGCGAGATAAACATGGAAACGCAAGTTCTAAAAATCACGAGCCTCAACGGAACGCCTGTTTTCGTCATCTACAGCACTGATCTCTCGTTCAAAAAAGTGTTCGGTGCCGTGACCAAGAAAGGTACGTTGCTCTGGTATTTTCCTGCGTTTTATCCCGTCTACAAGCTCGTGCTGAAGGATCTCAAGGCTCTGAAACTTCGGTTCGAAGTTTCAGAAGCGGCTCGCAATGCCATCGCACAACTCGAACGTTACGACGAACGTGTCGAGAAGCACGTATTGCCTCCGGGGTTCGCGTTCAAGACACAACCTTACGAGCATCAGCTCGAGGGGTTCATCCACGTGCTGTACAACATGCGCGTGGCACTGTTCTACGCATGCGGCTTGGGCAAAACGAAAATCATCGTCGACTGGCAACGCGCCATCAACGCCAAGCCCCTCATCCTCTGTCCGCGTGTGGTGCTTCATGTATGGGCTACGGAAGCAGCACGCCACGGGATTAACCAGGAGTACCGCATCATTGATGGACTGAGTCGCGAAGAGAAGAGTGCGCAGATCGCAGACGCGAAGAACTACTCAGGGATGGTCATCACTTATGGTTCTGCGCGACTCTACCTCGAGCAGATCCAGGCTGAGTTTCCCTACAACGCCATCGTCGCGGACGAGTCGCACTACATCAAAGACGCGCGCAGCGGTCGCACAGAGGCAGCGTTAACGCTGAGTCGCAAACCGAGTCGACGCGTCATCATGTCGGGGACACCTTCGACAGGTGATCCTCGAGACATGTACTCGCAGTTTCGGTTTCTTTCACCTTGCTTCATGCCGGAGTCGTTCTGGAAATTCAAGCAGACGTTCTGCCGTACAGCGCCGATGAACAAGCGCATCGTGATTGGGTACAAGAATCTCCATGTACTCAACGAACGCGTGCGCCTGGTTGCGCTTCGTCGTACGAAGAAAGAGTGCCTGGACCTACCTGAGCAGTACGTCGTTGACCTGCCCATCGACATGAAACCGAGTCAGCAGAAGTTCTACAACACGATCATTCTTTCGGAAGAGTTCGATGAATTGGCTCAGGCACTGATGCGCGAAGAGAAGATCCTCACGGAGCAGGGCCTCATCGACATCCCGAATGCGGCGGTACTCGTCAATAAACTTCTGCAAGTCGCGTGCGGCTTCATGTACCTCAAGGCAGATGTGCCCAACATCTGCGATGGATGTGCACACCTACGCGACTGCGTCGATGCGCACATCAAGCCGTACACTTCAAAGTGTCAAGTGAACTCAACGCCTGCGCCGTCCATTGTGCAGAGGATGCAGGAGAACGCGAAACTCGAAGTACTGATCCATAAGCTCGATGAGATCCTCGTGGAGCCCACCCACAAGTGCATCATCTGGGCGCAGTTTCGTCCGGAGATGGACTGGATCGAAGAAGCGATCAAGGACCATTGGAAGAAAACCAAACGCGCATTCACGCTGGTACGTGCAGACGGAAATACGCCCAACGTGGCTGTGCCCGCAGCGAAGTTCGAAACAGACGAGTCCTGTCGCATTTACCTCGGACAAGTGGAAACGGGTGTGGGCATCACGTTGAATGCCGCAAACTACATGGTCTACTTCAGCCTGCCCTGGAAGCTACTGGCGTATGATCAGTCCATCGATCGAAACCATCGCGTAGGGCAACGGCGAGATGTGACGGTGTTTCGACTGTTGTGCAGACACACCATCGATATTCACATTGCACGCGGGCTCTCCATGAAACGCACGGTGTCGGACACGATCATTTCAGCGTTGACGTGTGCGCGTTGCGATCGTCGTGAACGTTGTGCTGACCTTGGCATCGTTCTTTTCGAAGAGGGATGCCGTTACCAACGGGACGTACAGCGTCACGTTGCGAGAGCAAGGCAGGTTTAACATGCCAAAGATCACGATCACGTACAGTCACGATGAGTTTGTTGAGTTCATCACGGGGATGCTCGCAGTTCAGGGTTTGAAGCCGATGGCAGGCATCGTATTTGTACCGGACGCAGCTACTGATTCGCATGACGTAGACGACGTGCGCTTCGGTGTCGTCATCGACTGTGAACCGGGTCCTCTCAGCGAGAAGTGTCCCTCGTGTGGGGTGAAGCTCACGAACGGAGTGCCCGTCACCTCGGGACCCATACGTAGTTTTACGCCCGCAGAAATCGCAGAGGAGCGTGTCAAGTTGACTGCGGAGCTGCGTACCACGACAACGGCTCCTCGTGAGTACCCCGTCGATGAAGAGACGCATGAAGTTCAAGATCCGGGCATCATCGATGAAGAACTGGGCGAGTCTTTCGCGCCTCCTTCTCCCAATGAAGGATTGCCATCCGTACATACCTCGGTCGCTGAAGAACCTGCGGAGGGTGGCGGTGACCCTATGAAAGCGTTGCTTGCGCAGAACAAACGTCTGACTGCGGTACGTACGCGTGAACGCGAAGCCCGCTTGGGTAAAGGCGGTGGCAGGGCCATGCCGGGTGAGTCCACGCGTCCCCCGAAGTCAGGAAGGTAAAGCGGATGGCCAAAGGAAGAGAAGAACTCGCGAACGAACCTGTCATCGATATTGATGACAAGCTGCGCGAACACATCGCGAAGAACACGCCGGTAGGTGGGTATCAGTTGCCCACGGGGTACTTGAGCCACTCGCAAATTGCGATGTACCTCAAGTGCCCGATGCAGTACTACCACCGTTACATCTGTGACAACAAGCGCCCGCCGGGCGTTGCGATCACTCTCGGTTCGGGTACCCACAAAGCCGCAGAGTTCACGCACCATCACATCGTGGATCACAACGTACCTGCACCGGTGGAGCAAGTCGTCGCTGCTTTTTCGGACAGCTTCGATCACAACGCAAAGGATGTTCCTGCCGAAGATTGGAAGGTAGAGGGTGTCAATCAAGGGAAGATCAAGGACACGGGCATTCAGCTCGTCAGTCTCTACAACCGTATCCTCGCACCCAAGGTCAAGCCGCAGGTAACGGCTAACGGCACACGCGGTATCGAAAAGAAACTCGAGATCAATGTCGAAGGTGTCCCTCTCGTAGGCTTTATCGACCTCATCGATACCAACGCCGACGCCATCATGAGCGAAGAAGAGCGGACGCTTCTCAAGCAGTACGGCTCCGATGTTCCCGAGGTTTTCCGCACCGCCATTTCGGATTTCAAGACGCGTTCGAAGTCGGTTAGCGAAGATGAAATCAGAGGTTCTTTGCAACTCACGATCTACGCGTACGCCGAACAGATCAGTCTTGTCCGTTACGATGAGCTGCTGAATCAAAAGGTGCCCAAAGTAAAACGCATCCACAGCATGCGTACGACCCAGGACTACAAGTGGATGTTCGAGATCGTCACGGGCGTTGCGCGTGCCATCACCGCAGGCGTATTCCCGCCATGTGATCCCACGTCGTGGGCCTGCACACCCAAGTGGTGCGGTTATTACTACATGTGTCGCGGCAAAGCCCGCTGAGAGGAGTGCACCGTGAAGCCCGAGTACATCAAACATCTCCGTGACCACGCGAAAGAGATTCGAGAACAGTTCGCTGAGCTGTGGGAGAAGGCGGGGGTGGGACCAATCACTCCGGCGCAGGCACAGAACACGCTCGACGTGCTCTATGACCGTACGCACCTCGACATCCTCGAGACGATCAAGGACTACACAGACTATTTCCCCACCGTACAGTGTTACCCTGGACGGCTCACAGCAGTCGATGCTCTCTGGTGGCTTGACCACGCGACTGCGGGCATCACTGAGTGGGGCACCATACGTTGGTTCTCTTCACGCAAGGTCACGCACCTTGAGAAGTGCACGGATAAGGCTGCGGCCGAAGCTCTCGCGAAGCGCCGTGGCGGTACCGTCGTCGAAAAGAAAGGTGTGTTCTTCGCTCAGTGGATCGGGTTGCCCGGTGCGTGTACACACTTCGTGGTGTCTGCGACCGGTATTCCGTTCATGCTCCTCCGTCTCTTCGATGGCGCATGGGGTGAACCCAAGCGCAACGGAGACGCCATTCAGGTGGAGATGGTCAACGCGCTCGTCTGTCACCTCAACGGTCACGATTGGTGCTACTGGGCTGGAAAGCTCCCTCCAGCGTTACTCGCGGTGCAGCGTCCCGAAGCACTCGAGAAGTCGTTTCGAGGTGCGACGCACATGCTGCCGTACACGTGGGAGCAAGTCATCACGAACATCAAGCTGAAGCGCCTCTGCGTGGCTGCGACGATGCGCCCTGGCGGCGCACGTATGTCTCGGCAACGAATGAGTCAGCACACCGACTGGCGCGAATCAAAGTACGACATGGGTCCACTCTGGCCACTTGATCTTTGCAACGATGCGGCGTACGAAACATACCCCATCGATTCCTACAGCTTCATGGAGCGTTTCGTGAAAGCTCCGGGTGCAGATGCCGTTGTGAACATCAATGAACTGCATGCGCTCGAAGAGCAAGCTGCCAGTGAGACTGACGACGTGGATCGTTGGGACGCGGATGAAACGCTGAACAACGCACAAGAGATCCAGCAAGCCCTCGTGGACCTCTACGGACCGGCGATTCTTCCCAAGTACGGTGTGGATGGGAATCTCGGCGCAGAGAGCACCACAGCAACAAAACACTTCCAGCAAGACTGGAACAAGCACCAGCCTACAGACCGCATCAAGGTCGACGGTGTGCCTGGCACCGAGACCCGTAAACGTTTAGTCCAGGCTCTCCATGCGGATGGCTTCCGCACAACGCCTCTCTGAAAGGAAAAATCGATGAAGCTCACTGTGACACTCAAATGCGACCGCTCTGGCCGCACATTCGACAAAGAGATCGAGACCAGCGAGGTCGCAGCATACGAAGCCCGACAGAAAGTGCGTGAGGACACCCTCGCCAAGATCGAGGAGTTCTTCAAGGTGATCCCGGCGCAGGAACTGCCGGACCTCGTCTGCGTCTACCAGGGCAAGCTCCGTGCGTTCATCAACGTCATTCCGGAGTACAACGACAAGGCAGTGGATCGTCTTCTCGAACAGCTCTTTCACGTCAGTGATCCTTCGGCACGCGTACGCAAAGCGAAGGTCACGCGCAGTGCCAAGAACGGTGGCGAGAAGAAAGAGAAGGCCGACAAAAAAGCTGGCAAATCGGGGGTACAAGACAAGGCTGCATCCACATCTAACTCCTAACGGAGGCTACGATGTCCGAGAAGGAGTTTGAAAAACTGGGCGTAGAGGAAAGTGAAGACGCTAAAACAGCGTCACGCAACCTCGATGACACAGCGCGATTTTGTCCACGCTGTGGCACCTCGCTCGAGTCTGTCGAGAACACCAACGTCTTGACGTGCCCCAAGTGTGGCACCTTGCCGTTCGAACAGAAGCCATGAGCAAGAGACGCGATAGACTCGTGCAGGAAATCGTCGAGCGGTACAAGCTCATCCGCGCGATTCACACGTGCGTCTATACCCGGGTGGGTGTGGACATTCAGCAAGTCGCACCAGAGTTCTTTTTTCTGGTGAACGACATCCTGGAGGGCAAACCGATAGACGTATCCTGCCTTCGCTTCGTGGACATGGAACGTGTCTACGAGTTTCTGAAGGAGGACAGATGACTCGTTTTGATAGCTTGTTGGACGGTCTTCACACAGTCGCCACGACGATGGCTAAAGCCACCGCACGGAAGAAGCGCATTAACCGTGAGCAGGTGAAGGCCATCATGAACATCGTGACGACGATAGCGAACGCTGTAGGTCTTGCCATCCCGCAGGCCAGGCCCGCTGCGTTGGTGTTGAGTGGTTTGCAACATGCTGTGCCGCAAGCTCTCATCCCAGAGAATCCCCTGTTCAGTAAGTTGCGTGCAGTGAACAACGAGATCGATCAGACCACAGGCGAACAGAAGATGCGCCTCGAAGCTCAGCGTGATTTGCTGCTTCGCCTCATCGAAGAACAAGAACATACCCGATGATTCTGACAGGATCTGAGATCGTAAAGGCACAAGAGCGGGGCGAGCTGCGCATCGATCCCTTTGTGATGTCGCAGCTCAATCCCAACAGCTACAACTTGCGCTTGGCGTCGACGCTGCGGGTGTACACCGGGGGCGTAGAACCTGGTATGTTGCCGGTGTCTTCAGTGGTCTTGGATTGTCGCAAGGACAACCCGACGTACGCCTTCGAAATCCCTGAAGAGGGCCTCGTACTTTACCCGGGAAAGTTGTACCTGGGTGCCACCGTCGAGTATACCGAGACAGCGTTCTACGTTCCCATGTTGGACGGTCGTAGTTCTTTCGCACGTCTCGGTCTCTCGATTCACCAAACAGGTGGCTTTGGGGACATCGGTTTCCGTGGTCACTGGACCATCGAGATTTCCTGTGTGGAACCCATTCGGATCTACGCAGGTCTTGAAATTTGTCAGATTCGTTTTCAAGCTGCGTGTGGTGAACGCACGCTTCAGTACGATCAGATTCCCACGAGCAAGTACGCGCACCAGGTAGGACCAACTTCGAGTCGTTTGTTTCAGGAGACAACAAGGAGACAGCATGACAACCGAGAAGATGACAGAACAGCCGACCAAGCCGGCAACACCGCCTCCAGCGCCAAAGATGGAGGCCAAACCGTCGAACGGTGAGGACAAGAAGACCGAGAAGAAGCCCGAGAAGAAGCCCGAGAAGCAGATGACCAAGGACGACAAGAACATCATCCAGGTGCCCGTCGATGACATCGTCCTCGAGAAGGGTGCCAACCCACGTCAGACCTTCGATCGAGAAAGACTGACCAACCTGGCGCAGTCCATGAAGCACGTGGGTCTGATGAACCCCCTCACGGTTCGTCTGAAGGACGGCAAGTACTACCTTGTGGCGGGTGAGCGTCGCTACAAGGCTGCCAAGATCGCAGGCTTCAAGACGGTGCCCGTGCAGATCAAGACGTACACCGATGGACAAGCGACCTATGCGCGCTTCACCGAGAACGCGCAGCAGGAGAAGCTCAATCCCATCGAGTTCGCACAGTCGCTTCAAGGCATGATCGGGCAGACCATCGAGCGCCCCGCGACGGAGGGCAAGCCCGCCAAGCCCGAGGTCGTCAACGCCAAGATCGCGGCGGAGATCGCGAACATCTCGCAGGCCGCAGTGAGCCAGTATCTCGCGCTCCTGGCGTTGCCCAAGCCGATCCAGGAAGATCTTCGGGGAGGCAAGGTGACCTTCGCCCAGGCACGCGTCATCTGCGGTGCCAAGGAACACGATGAGCAGATGAAGCTCTACAGCAAGATCAAGTCCGGAGAGACCAAGCGTGCTTCGGACGTCAAGGACGCTGCCGAGAAACAGCGCGCCAAGAAGGCGACCAAGTCCGATGGCAAGCGCCGGGGGCGCCCGCCACAGACTGATTCCGACAAGCCCAGCATCCGTCAGGGCCTGGAGGAAGCTCTCGAGCGTCTGCGTCAGGTGAAGCTCGAAGTGCGGGCGAACAAGGAAGTGCGTGAAGGCCTCGCCACTGCGTACGAGCGCTTCGACCGCTCCAAGAGCGACGACAAGAAGCTCTTCTACCGTGGGGTCATCGCGGCGCTGGAGTGGAACGCCGGTCTGCGCGAAAGCTTCTAGTTCACCAGCACATCGCTACTGTTGCGAATGTTCAATCTCAACAGTCGCGATTTCAAATCCTGAAGTGCTTCCTCTTTGATCTGCCGTACACGCTCAGAACATACTCCGAGTTTCTGTGCAATCTCACGTAACGTCTTGGGCTCTTCACGCAATCCGAAGTACGCAATGACGACGTACGCCTGACGATCTTTCATGGATCTCAGAATTTCATGAAGCAGCCCTAGCGCGTGCTGTTCCAACGCTTCATGTTCATGATTGCCGATGATCGCTTCAGCTTGTTCGGCCGCGTCTTCGAAGGAAACGTAGCTGAGTCCTACGACTTGACCTTGCTGACGAGCCCGGTGATGTTCTTTTTGTTTGTAGGGTGGGATGTGAACTAGCGAGGATTCGTACAGCTCTGTGCGTATCGCTTCTGAGATCCACCACGCTGCGTACGTCAAGAAACGCGTGGTGTAACGTTCAGCATCACATTGACGCAAGCGTGCAGTGCAGTGACTGCACCGTTGGTGTTTGGATGCTGCGACGAAGTTCTGTTTCCCACACCGTCGACATTTGATGACCCAGGGTCGGTAGCGATCGACTGCGACCATCAGACCTACGTTACCCGCTGCGATGAGGTTCTTCAGGAACTCGGTATCGCCGCGGTAGTACTGTTTCGCGGTCTTGATGACGAAACGCAGATTGCCTTCAACAAGTCTGCGTTTCGCATCAAGGTCGCCGTGCTGATGGTAGCGTTCGAAGAGGGCTTGTTCTTCACTGGCGTTTTCGGGCATGCGCGCAGAACTGACGTCTCTGAAGTATTGTGCGTAAATTCGATCCTCTTCAAAGCGCACGGCAACCTCCCCGGGTTAGTGGCGCAAGTATATCAAATTAACCCTCAAAGATGCAATTTTTGCTATCGTTAATGTTTATCTAACCGACATTCGACGAGGGGCTTGACATACGAAAAGTTGCCGAGGTAGGCTCAGAGCCTCGCACACACCTAGGAGAAGAGACAACATGGCGAAGACAACCAAGGGCCAAGAATCCACCCCTACCACCCCCGAAACGGAGGCTTCAGCACCAGGAAACGGCGGTACCCCACCACCCGGAACCAATCTCCCCGCTACCACCCAGGCCGCACCCACGCTGGACGAGTACCGCCAGGTGTTCGCTCCGGCTCGGGATGCCATGATCACAAAGCTCGAGGCGCTCTCAGCGAGCTTGACCGATGCTCCCAAGGCCGCAGTCGAACAGCTCATCAAGTCCGCGAATCCGCACCGTAAGGGTCGTGAAGAGATGGAGTCCAGGTGGCTGATCCCCACCATCCGTCTCGTGCAGGGCATGACCAAGGAAAAGCCCGATAAGGCTGTTCCGGGTGATCTCTTCACCACGAGCGGCTACATCTTGCCACAGCCCTTCAAGGTGACACCGCTCTACACCTTCCAGGCCAACCGCATGTTCCCCGAAAGCGGTGGAGGTGGCAACAAAGCTCCGGTGTGTTTCGCACCGGATGCCAAGTACGGCAAGCCGTTCGGGGAGTGCCTCAGGTGCGCCAACCTACCTCTGGGCCAGAATGCAGCCGGCGCCATCACAGACTGCGACAACGGCCTCTGCTTCGTGGTGCTGTCCGAAGACCTGAAGCTCTATCGCATGGAGTTCTTCAAGACGAGTCGCAAAGCTGGCGTTCGCATGGATCAACTCTCGGCTGCCTGTGACAATATCTGGGAACGCTGGTTCACGATCAAGACCCAGACCCAGACCGGGGGTGGCAACGAGTGGTCCGTCTTCCGCGTGGCAGCAGCGGGCGAAGACACGCCTCCGCACATCCGGGCAGCTGCGGACATCCTCTACGATCTCATTCACGCCGAACGCAAGGTCTTCCTCAAGCTCTACTACGACTCCATCGCACGCGGTGACGCGGTGGCGGCAGGCGTCAACGAGCAGGTCGATCTCAATGCCATGGGCATGAATACCGAGGCGGGAGGAGACAACCCGGACCTGTCGGACGGGGGGATCTAGCTTCATCACCTCGGAGACCGTATTCCGCTGGCTTGCGACTGCACATCGCAAGCCAGCGGCGTGCGTTTGATCTATCCAAAGGATTACAGCATGACCACTAACAATGCGATCATGAAACACGCTCCGTGGTCTTATTCCAAAGTCAACGCAGCACTGACCTGTCCCTTCAACTTTCACCAAAAGTACGTGAAGAAGGCGAAGGCTGTTGTAGCTGAGGCCCAGGAAACGCGCATTGGAGTGGTTGTTCACAAGATTTTGGAGTGGACGGATATGGGACTCAGTGTCAACGAGGCCTTTGTCCGTGCGATGGATTCTTTCGACTTGACGCACGCAGTTGCACTCGAAGTACAGACGTTTCGAGCGGCGGTTGAAGAGTGGGTGGCAGGGTTGGCATCCTTCTGTACGAAATACAAAGTCGTCAAGCGGTATCCTGAGAAAAAAGTTGCACTCAATCAGCATTTCATGATCACCGGCTACAACAGTGACGACTGCCTCATTCGAGGCAACATCGATTTAACCCTATTCACGGGCTACGGACAGGGCGTGGTTATTGATCACAAGAGTGGCACACTCAAGAAAATCGACTACCACCAAGATCAGCTCGAGTTGTATTGCATCATGGCTGATGCGCTGGTCAAAGGTGTAACCAGCGTTCGTGCAGCATTGCACTTCGTGGGAGCAGACCCCAATAGAAAAGGAAAGAGAACCACCTGGTTGCCGGAGTATAGCGTCGACGTGGTTCGTTCGACGTTCCGCAACAAGTGGATGAGTCTCCTCGAGCGTGCTGCACTTGTAGCAGAGGATGTTGATCCTCAACCAAAGCCGTGCTGGCTATGCAACTTCTGTGGCTATCAGTCGGTATGCCCGGGGAGGATGCCTACGAATGCCAGGGAAGAAAGGCGGGAAGCAAGCTCAGAGCAGTAAAACCAGTACATCAGCCATCAAACAGATCTGGGGGCAAATAGACGCCAACGACTGGTTGCACATTCTGCGTACGGCGCGTCCGTCCACGAACTGGACCTACGCGAGGAGACAGATCAAGGGGAAGTGTCCCTTCCATGAGGACAGCCAAGCTTCGTTCATCATAGACCTCGACCGGCAGCAGGCGAAGTGCTGGGGCGGCGACTGCGGCAAGTACTACTGGGACCCCGTTCGGTTCTTCAAGGACCTGAACGAGGGGAACATGACCTACCCGAAGGCCCTTCTCGAGCTGAAGGACCGCTTCAACATCAAGATCTCGAAGCACCTCATCAGCGAGGTGGGCAAGCGCCAGCGCCACCGCGACATGAAGAAGTTGCTCTTCGAGGTGATGCGGGGAGAGCTGATTGATTGTGTCGCGATGCGGCGCATGCCCTCGCCGGAGCCCGATTTGTTTTACGCGCGAGATGCCGTCACGTACCTCGAGCAGCGCGGCATCAAGGACATGTACCACTTCCTGCCCATCGGCGTGTTCCCGCCGAAGCTCCGTCTCGAACGATTGATCAACAACCGCCTCCAGCTCATGCCCAAGGAGAAGTCACAGTACTTCAAGGGCGTGTGGGAGGAGATCGCGACGTATCTCGATGCGCCCTGGAACGACACCGCCTGGATGGGCGCGCTCGTGTTCTTTACGGGCTCGAGCCCGAACGACGTCTGCAAACTGAAGTTGCGCAAGGTCCCCCACCGCCAGGGCAACATGTACATGCCCCAGGACTTCTCCAAGGACATCTGCTTCGTACACGATGACAACGAACTGAACAACGGCGCCTTCGGGCTCTTCGGCGTGCCTCCCTACTGGCAGCACATCGGAAAAGAGAACCAGACCTTCCACTGGGTGGAAGGGGAATTTGATGCGCTGACCATCATGTACAACCAGTTCATCGATGGCGGGCAGATCTTGTCGATGGTGTTCGCAGGCGGGGGAAGCTCGACGTGCGGCTTGGACGCGCTGAAGGGCTTCCGCTTCGACATGGGCTACGTCGTGGGTGACCTCGACGACAAGGGCCCCGCCTTCATCCAGAAGGTCCTCGAGCAGACCTCGCACCTGCCGGTGAAGGTCTTTGAGTGGCCCGATGAGTACAAGCGCGACTTGCAGAACAAGCCGCTGGACAAGAACGACCCCGACAAAGCGGTGATCATGCGGGGCCTGGAGAAGTTCCAGCGCGAGCTGCGCGATGAGACGAACTTCACTCCGCCGCACGTGTGGTGCCTCGCGGGTGCCTCGAAGGAGATGAGCGGCATCGATCGCGATGACATCCGGCAGCTCACGAACAAGGCGGCGAACTGGGGGAGGTACGTTCGCGATGAAAGTGAACAGCACGTCTTTGTGAACGAGTTGTCGAAGCGCTTCGGGGTTTCTTCGGGACAGATCCTCTCCGAGATCAAAGTCGGTGATGAAGACGAGGATGCGTTCATCGAGCGGCTGCGTGCAACCTTCGCAAGTCGTCTTCAACCCATGCATGCTTACCGCACCGCTACGTCCCATATGATGCGTGTATGGGATCGGCAGACTCAGGACATCTACGAGTTCGCGATTGCTGAGAAACCGCGCATCCTGACGACGATCTCTGCGATGTCTGGAAAAGATCCACTCCAGTTTGTGAAAGATGAAGTGGGTGAACCTTCATTCTTGGAAGTCGATGAGGATGAATCAAAGAGCACGTACATCGCACGAAGCAACAAATGTGCGGACTACATCTCGTACGCGATTACGCGGCTCTCGAATGCCTTACCAGCAGATTCGTTGGTGCGTCGCATGGGTGCCGGTTTGCACTGTGTCGCGCCCACTCTCGATGACCCTGACGAGATTTTTCGACTTTACCTGGTAAACGGGACAGCTCTTTATCGGGGTGATTACAACGACCTCGGGAATGTAGTCTGGCGGCGGATGCCAGGACCCTGTGACGGCTCCATTGTCATACATGCAGAAGGTGCAATCCGACCACGTAAGCTCTTGCCCTTTATCAATTCCGAAGCTGATCTCAACAAGCAATCCACCATAGGGTTGCGTGAGATGTACGACACCCTGTTTGGAATGATCAGCAAAGGCTGGGTCTTCAAACAGCACGTCGTCACGTCTGAACTCCTGGCCGCGGCGACAATGTTGCTTCCCGTGGCTGCTTGCGTACCGCGTCAACCCATCTTCATTCTCAACGCAGAAGCCTCGAGCGGTAAATCGAGCTTCATCGGTGGGTTCATCGGACGTACGAACTTGCCATCCGTCAACGTGATTCATCAAGCGTACTATACGGACAACTACACTGTAGCGGGAATTCGTCAATCATCGAATCACGGTAGCTTCTGTATCTGTCTCGATGAATTCGAAGACAAAGGCGGCAATGACCGACGCAGTGGCGTTATTCGAGGGGTGCTTCAGCTCTTCCGAGGGCACTCCAATGAAGAAGGCACCACACTCATGGGCACAGCACACGGCGTAGCTCAAGAGTTTCGATTTCATTGCATGGGTTTTGTAGCAGGTATCCGAGGTCTGGAGGACATTGCTGACATCAGCCGGTTCATCCAGATCGAGATGAACAAGCAAGTACATCGTGAATCTCCTGAGACAGCTCTTCTGCGTGAGTTCGGTGCGGAGAGAATTCAAGAGGTACGGAATAACCTACCGCTCTTGATGTTTCAGCATGCGAAAGAGTTCCGCGAGGCCTACTACCGCATCGTAGAAGAGTACCGTGGTGGCGGTGGGCTTGAATTCGGGAAGATGACACGAAGTCTCAGTCACTTCTATCCCATGATGGCCATCATGTCGATCTGTGGAAAGGACTACCACAAGTTCATCCATTCCTACTTCAAGCAGCACCGGCGTAATCTCGAACGCGTGGCTAGCCTCGCGTTGAACAGCGATCTCCTGGATGATGTGTTCTATACACCTGCCATCCGCATGCCGACTCTCGAAGGATCGCGTCCACGTAGTGTGAATGAGATTTTGAACGGCGATCAACCGGAGATTCTGAATCAATCTGGCAGCGGGGTTTACTACGACCGTGCACGGAAGTGGTTGGTAGTACATTGGCCTGCTGCCAAAGGTGAACTGGTCCGTAACAAAGAACTTCGTGACAAGTCTTCGGACCTCCTGGTGCAGTACGCATCTCGCAGTCCCTACTGTGTACCTGATGAAGAAGCACGGCGTGATGGCGTGTTTGCGCGCCTCCACAAGTACATGGGTGCAGCCATCTTCAGAAACTCGTACACGGTGTTCGATGTTACGACCATCGTGAATGCAGCTGCACAGGTACCCAAAGCTAAAGGTCGCGAAGACATCGACATGCTCGATGAGTACCGTGAGAAATTTTCAAGAGTCGTCACACCGAAGCCGCCGGTACGTGCGAAAAAAGCGGAGGTCAGTGGTACAAGTAGTGGCTCTTCACCCGTTACTGTCACGTCAGATGCGTCTTCGGACGATGATGATGATGACGATGGAGGTTTGAACTATTGAGTTCGTTGGATAAAAAACCACCATGCAGCGCTTGCGCCTTTTATCATGAGAGGCGCATCGCTGCACGGGGGTCCAACAAAGCGCTCATTGTTTTAGTGGGCGATTGTCCTTCGCCACAGTTCCCTGAGGGAGGAGAACCCTTCCAGGATCGTAACGGTATCTCGATAGGCATGGCTCTGAAGCGTCTTCAGGTGTACTACAACACTTTGCCCAACGGTCCGGCACGGTGGTTTAATCTGAAGCCCTACAAGACCTACGTGGTGCAGTGCGTCCACGTCGACAAACCTAAAAAAGATATCGTCACACGCTGTCGTCAGACCTACCTTGACGTCGACCTCGCCATCATCAAGCCACGTCTCGTCATTGCCTGTGGCGCCATGCCTTTGCAAACGCTCTTGCGTGACCCGAAAGCGGCGTTCGAAGACAACCGTGGTTCATTCATCGCACGTACCTTATCTGTGGGTGAGAGTGAACAGCACCCCTACGAACTCTTCACAACGTATTCTCCCAAAGCGGTGCTCGCGAAGCCTGGTCTCTACGATGAGATGTATCGTGATTTACAGCGTGCATTCCTGCACGCAGAAGGTTGCGACGCGGTTACAGTCATTCCGGAAGAGACGCTCCGCAAGAATTATCGCTTTCCCGATACGGTCCAAGAAGTCAAAGAAGTGTGCGATGAAATACTCACATACGCCAATAACGGTGCGGACCCGAACAAACACTTCATCGCGGTAGATATCGAGACCTCGTGTCTGGAAATGCACGACCCCACAGCGAAGATCATCATGGTCTCTTTCGCCTGGGCGCGCATGCGAGCGACGTCCATCTTCATCGATCATCCACGGAGACGCTGGTCTCCAGAAGATCGAGAACAGATCGTTGCACATGTGCGACGAGTACTAGCATCTGACAAACCCAAAGTCCTTCATCACGAGAAATTCGACCGGCAAGGTATCGTGCATCGATACGGCTGGGAATTGAACAACGTGGTCTGGGACACCATGGGCGGTGAACACCTCCTCGAAGAAGACAAGAAGGGTGCGTATGGACTGAAGATACTCACTCGTTCGCGTCTTCCCGAGTACGCAGGTTACGAAGACAAGGTCGCTGAGATTCGCGAAGAGCATGGTGGTGGTACGCGGGCTGATGAAGCCAAGCGCTTTCGCAAAGCAACGCTCGAGTATCAAAAGGCGTGTACAGAGTACACCACTCTGATGAGCGAATACGACCTCTCCTACGGTACCTACCTGACGGAACTTACGGAGTGGGAAGCCAAAAAAGACGCAGAGAAGTTGCGTGCGGATGCTGCACGCAAAGCCAAAGAGCCCGACAAGACATTGCGGTCCATGAACAAAGATGCGTATGGACCGAAACCAAAGAAACCGCACAAGCCGAAGGAGCCCAAAGAACCTGTACACCATGAGCCCTTCGACTTCACGATGATCGATCCAGAGGATCTGAAGCTGTATGCGGGTGTTGATGCAGACGTGACGCGTCAACACGCCGTCACACAGAACACGCGGATGGCCGCAGAGCACAAGAAGGATGTGGCTGACTGCCTACGCTTCAAGAAGACACCTCCGCTGCCTTTCAAACGGCTCATGAGCACGCACGTCATTCCGACCAGTCGTACGCTAGCGGACATCGAGTTCACGGGTTTCCCTGTGGACTTGCCTTACCTGGAAGAGCTGGATGCAAAACTCGAAATTAAAGTAGCCGAAGCGCAGTCCAAGCTTTTTGAGATGGCGGGCGGTGAGTTTGTGATCGATAACCCAGCGGCGCTGGGCAAGATCATGTTCAACGACGGGTTCTACCAGAACGGGCAGAAGGTTCTGGTTCCTCGTGACAGCAACATCAAGCACACCAGTCGAGGACAGACCAAATCCGATGAGGGAACGCTGAAGTACATTGCGAACACGTATGGCTTCGACTTCCCGCGTCTGATCTTGGACTATCGGAAAGCTCGCAAGGCGCGGGCACCCTTCCTCATCAACGTTCGTGAGCATGCTCGCTTCGATCGACGCATGCATGCTTCATTTCACTTAGCGGGTACGGGTACAGGGCGGCTGTCTTCGTCCAATGAGAATTTGCAAAACATCCCCAAGAAGCTGGCGGGAGTCAATATCAAGAAGATCTTCATTCCGCCTCCGGGATACACGCTCATCAACACAGATGCGAAGGGCGCAGAGATTCGCATCTTCGCTACCTACTCCCACGATGAAAAGTTGATCAAAGCCATCCTTGATGGTCTCGATACGCACAGTTTCTTCACTTCTCAGGTCTTCGGTGTCACCTACGAAGATGTCGAGATGGCGCGTGATCTGTGCGACCGCTACTACGCGGGTGAGCCCATTGATGGAGCGATCGTCAAAAACGCAGAGGCGCTGGTCCGCAAACGCACCAACTGCAAACGTGTGGTCTTCGGTACTCTCTACGGGGCCATGGCTGCCAAGATTGCAGAGACCGCGGGCATCTCGCTCGAGGAAGCTCAACGGGTCATCGATTTGATGTTCAAGATGTTCCCGTCGATCCCAGCCTACATCGAGAGCACCCAGAATGAAGTACGCTTCTTCAACTGGGTGGCCACACTCACAGGCCGCAAGCGACGTTTTCCGCTTTCGGTAGTGCGCATGTTCCGCAACCGCTGCTTCCGGCAGGCGGTGAATTTCAAGATTCAGAGCACCAGTTCAGACATCGTGCTCTGGGTCATGAATCAAATTCACCCGGTTGTGAAGCATGATCTGCGGGGTCAATTCCACGCCACTGTGCACGATTCGATCGTGTTCTCGGTTCCACACGCGTACGTGCCTCAGGTCAAGGACATCATGTACGAGTACGGAACTCGACGAGCACAGATTGAATTTCCCTGGCTTTCTGTGCCTTTCTTGTGGGATGTTGAAGCAGGTCCTTCCTACGGTGAAGTCACCGACGTCAACAAATACCTACAAGGACAGCTCTATCATGACAAAATCACAGCGGCCGAAGAAGTCATCACCGACGAAGAAATCCGAGACGAAATCAACGAGTCCTTGGCAAGTTAGGACAACCAGCGTCGCTGGACACACGCTGGAGGTATCACGCTTCGAGCTAGGCAAGCGAAGTGCAACGTGTGAGATCGCGGAGTCCGAGATCGATAAGATTCCGGTCGAAGCGATCATCAGCAAGGAACCCGTGCCCCCTGCGGTCTTTGCAGATGCCGAGCCTCCCACGGTAGTAGCGCCTGGCAAAGAGGAAGAGAACGCGGCGCTGTGGAAGCAGTACCGTGAAGCCAAGGATCGTTTCGAAAAGGCGCACGCCAACGCCGTGCCCATGCTCAAGGTCAACCTGTGGGTTCCTGTCACAGTGGTAAAGAGTGTGAAGATGGATGGTCACGCCGTGCGCATCTTCCATACGCCGCGTGGTCCCATCATGGGCATGGTGACGAGTGAAGACTCCACCCGCATGTGGCTCTACTCACCGTGTTTCCTGGACTGCAATGTCCAACGAGGTCGTGTTCATTACCTCCCCATAGCGTTTGCCGGTTACGAGTTCGTGTTGTACAAGACTGGCATCGGGGAGAGTGTGCCGCAGGAAGCGGAGATCGAAGGCTACCCGCATTTCGTGGAACGCAACCGTGCCGGGGACTACACGTTCCGGATGAAGGCAGCGTATCATCACATCGATGCGGACTATCCCGAAGACTCCAAGCTCATTTCGGCAGACATGGCGCCGCGAGACGCGCTCCTAGGGCTGTTGCTGACAACTGATGCACGTGAGCAACAGATGGTTAACCAAGCACGTCAAGCACAAGCGCAACAGCAGGCGCAACTAGCTGCACAACAGGTTGCGCAGCCTACTGCACAGCAAGAAGCACCTGCTGCTTCTGCCGCTGAGTAATGTCCTGCATTGTCCGTAATTGTCGATTCAGACATAACTCGCAAGAGTTAGGTGGCGTAACGCCACCACTGTTCACTCTTGCCCTTTGGCTAGTGTGAATAGTTGGTAGGGCCCGAGCATTTGCGAAAATGCGCGCTCGAGCCGCGGCCGAACTCCGATGCTATATCCGAAGGAGGCGGCCCCGCGGGCCCCTGCAAACGTAGTGAATCGACACAGCGAGTCTCTTGAACTGGATAGATACTTTCATTGTACTCGGGTGGCGTAACGTCACTCATTGATGGGTTCGCACGGCGAACCGAAAGTCAAGGAACACATCGAAGACCTCGTCGAACTGGGGGCCTTGCAAACGAAGTATTCAGTTCAGAGTGCGTACCAAGCCGCCGCCACCAACGGTGGCAACGTATCGCGAGCTAAGTAGAGTGACGCTCTAGATCTGGGTGGCAACACCCGACGGTGTAACGCCGTCATCGTTATTGCTGAGCCTTGCACACGCACGGCTCTGCGCGTGATATGTGTGGCTCCACGGCCACCGCCCTCGCTAGCACTCGTGCGGAGGCCGATTACGCCACAACGAAGTAGAGCGTTGAACACAGGTACACTCTAGATAATCCACGTCAGGTGGAGATGGCGGAACGCCATCATGCTTTCATCGAGGGCAATGTTTCCCCCAACTTCCCGATCTCGATCCCTCGCTTACGACATTTTCATACAGCCGAAAATGTCGAGACTCGGTCTCTCGCACGGGAAGCCGTTTGAAACGAAGTGGAGTTAACCTGTGAACTGAAGATCAAGGAGCACAACCTTCGCAGCCATCCATGCGAATAGCTGTGCATGGAAACAGTCATCAGGCTGTGTGGGTGCATGCCGCCATACCTTCTGTCCCATCAAGGTGACCTCTTCATAGATGTTGAGAGCATCCTCGATGGGTACGCTCATGTACTCAAGCTTTGGGTAGATCACACCGCCCCGCTTGAGGACCATGAAGAAATTGTCCATGAGCGTGGTGCGATCGGCGTAGTAGCTGTTGGCGTCTTCGTTCCAGACGAGTGGCGCAGCTTGAGCTTGATACTTGAGCTGCGCCACTCGATTGTTGCCCAGGCGCGCTTTGAGCAGGTTGTTCGCAAGGTGACCTTCACCCCGGTCCCCAATGACGAAGGAGCAGTTGTAATTGTTGAAGACTTCCGCGACGTCATCCACGACTGCGACAGGGTTTGTTACCGGGTAAATTCGGAAGTAGAGGGTCTTGAGCTTGTGGTCCTGGGTGATACCGAAGATCCACACAACGGTTCGACTGACACCCTCTGTACCGCCTCCAGACCAATCTACGCCTCCGACGACGTGACTGAACATCTCTTGATTTGCGGGAGGCGTACGGTAGATGTCGTACTCCTTGCACAGACTTTGCAACTCTTCTTTGCTGATGAGGCGCGCACCCAGCGCGTCAGAAACACCCAGCACCTCGTTCTTGAACTTGGTGGTCGAATAGCGCTCGAGCTTGTTTACAATACGCTGCCAACGTGAGGGAATCTCGTTGTTGAGTGGCAGCATGGGCTGCGAGATGTGGAATGCTTTGAGCGTAGACCCCGGGTTGAAGTCGTACCACTGCCCTTCGCGAGGTTGGAGTCGGTGGCTGCACTTGAGACAGATGGGCCCGGTTTTTCCGATGGAACGGTCTGTCTCGATGAAGTTCCAGCGCCCACAGCCTTCGCACTTCATGATCCATTCGGTGCGTGAGCTAATGGACCACAGGTACTCGATGGTGTTTTCCATCGTCTTGGGCGTACCTGCGTAGGTCTCGTAGCCGTAGTTTGAGTTGCCCATGCACTCGTTGATGACGGGGATCACTTCTTCGTAGAGGATGTCCTGGACCTCGTCGTAGCACACACGGTCGGCTGTATTGCCGCGAGCGCGATCGGGATCGCTAGCTGCATACGTGAATTTCACCTCGGCGCCGTTACGGAACATGCGCAACATTGTACGGTGGGTGAAGTCAGTCGCAGTCCAGTACTTGCGAATGAGCGGCGAGTAGAAACATGTCTTTCCGAAGCGCGTGTTCGAGAACGTCTGTGTCTGCTCTTCTGACGGAGACACGTAGAGGTTCCGGAAGTGTGGAATCCCAATGCTCTCACAGATGATGAAGTTACACAGCGAAGTGCTCTTCGCGACCTGCCGGCCACACTTCAACAGCAGTCCCTGGTACTGACCATCGTAGATGTCAGGATAGAAGGGATAATCGACCAGGGTAAACGGAGCACCACTCAAATGGAGCAGCTTCTCAGCTAGTTGTGACCGCCGTTGCGCTGGAAGGTCATCAGTCATGAGATAAATGTAGGGAAAATTGGAGGAATTTACAATGCCAACCTTTCATGTTCGGCTTACAGACCCGGCAGAAATCGTCATGGTACGTAGGGCACTTGAAGAGGGGAAGATCGTTCTGGTGTCTTTCGCATCGCAGATGACACACTATCCGATGCTCATCGGACCAGACACTGCGTTTACACACATCGGTTTCGAGAAGTCCTACGGGGGAGGACCTACCGGCGCCGGGTACCACTACGTGGGTCTGATGGAGTACGGTGGACTCTATCCGTTTCAACTCGGGTTCCTGCACGCTGGCTACGTCAAAGAGAAGTTGAAACTCAAACACAGGGGCTGCGCAGGCAACATCACAGTGTTCCTCAACGCGCTCGGACACCCCGACGGGGTGTTCCAATACCTGTCCACGATCCCGATGCTGGGGGATCATCCTGACCATGAGTCGGAGGCTCTTCATGTCTAAGACCAAAATAACCGCCGAAGAGGAGAAGTTTTACTCCAAACTCGGCATCAGTTTGACCTCGCTCAAGGGGGCCAAAGAAGCCATTGAGGTCAACAGAACCACCGGAAACGTGATCTGTCTCGTCGGACCTGCGGGGATTGGCAAGACACACATCACAGCGCAAATCGCGGAGAAGCGCGTACCGCGAAAGGCGTTCGAGTGGCATGGGCGTACCTGGGAAACGTCGGTACCGCTCATCGTGATGTATCTGGCTCACATGCAAGCGGAAGACACGGGTGTACCCTACCCCTCGCGGGCGAGGCGTAATGAGTTGCTCAAGGAGTGCGATCTCTTCATGCGCATCGCGGCACAAGCGCAGAACGGCATGGGAGTCACGGCCCGGGAACACGCGCTCGTGATCGCTGAGCGGGTACTCGCGAGCACGTCGGTGCAAGATGAGGGGACCTTCGAGTTCCTCATCAACAAGCAACTTCAGGACCTGCCGCAGGAGGGTATCCTCTTCCTCGACGAGTGGAATCGTGCTGAGAAGCAAGTCATCAAGGCCTTCTTCACTCTGCTTGAAGACCGTGCAATCCATGGACAGCGCATTGTTCCGGATGGTGTACAGATCGTTGCAGCGATGAACCCTTCGGACGGTGCGTACAGCGTGAACGAAGCAGAGAAGGACCACGCGTTCAGGCGAAGGTTGTCCTTTGTTGCAGTCACATGCAACACGGGTGCATGGCTCGAATACGCGATGAATCGGTTCCATCCGCACGTTGTCAATTTCATCAAAGCGATCCCCGACGCACTCTATGACATCAAACTTCGTGACGCAGGCAAAGCTTTCCCGTGCCCCGCGACGTGGGAGAAGGTGAGTCGTATCCTTCAAGCCATGGAGAGAGATGGTAAGGACATCCTTTGTAACGGCGTGGAGCTGAGTGTCTGTGGGCACATCGGCCAGGCGACCGGAACGCAGTTCATGGCCTATGTGAAGGACAACGAAACCCTCATCAATCCGGATGAGGTCATCCACAAGTACACAGAAAAGAGTCCCGTTCGCAAAAAGGTGCTCAAGCTCATCGAGACCGCGCGCAACGATGTTCTTAACGAGGTCTGTACGGGTGTGGCCATCATGCTGCTCACGTCCAAACCGGATCCGACCACAGTCTCACCAAACGTGGCTCGCTTCATGGGCGATCTTCAGCCGGAGATGGCAGTCAGCTTCATTGTGCACAAGCTCACTGCTGCCACAGAGGATGTGCAGGGTGCTGAGAGCTACCTCAACAACCTCTCTGTCGCAATGCATGACCAGCCGCCCTACCAGAAGCTCTTCGAGGACATCCATGAAGCCATGGAGAAAGCTCGAGCGGAAATCAAAGAAGGGGGAGCGGATCCACTAAAGACGTAGACGCCCCATGTCCGACTCGTATTGTACGAGGCGATCTGCCAGGTAGACTTGTACCGCCGCGAGCCTTGCGAGTTGAACATCGATCGCGGAATCGGTGAACTGCTTCTTACGTAGGTCGATGCGCTGAAGACGTTTCCACGCCTCTTGCACTTCGGCTTTGTTCGCCCCGGAGCCATCGCGGCTCAAAACATCCAACTCTTTTTGGGCGAAGGAGAGCAGCTGCGGGGCCATGATGAAACCGGCTCGATGAAGAACGATGGCAGTATAGCGAACAGGTTCACGATCAAAGGCAGGAGACTCGGGTACTTCATCGGATTGTCCGTAAAGCATTTCTGCTTCATAGACCGCCCAGTTGAGTTGCGCAGGTGTCGCTTCTTGAAGTATCGCTCCGTCACTGAGTACGTTGTTGAACGCCATCGTGGTGTTCTCGAAGGCGTTCACTTCAAACCAAAACGCAGGAATCATGGTCAACGTCATGGCCGCTAGAATCTTGTCGCGGTTGAGTACCGAAACATCGATACCTTTGCGGTCGAGCGTTAACCAGATGGATTCGGGTTCCCAGGCACGAAAACCAGCGCCACAGACAGCACTGACGGCGCGGTAGCAGCCCGTGGCTGTGGTATGCGGATCACGCAACATCTCCGCAGCCACGGTCTGTTGCTCCGAGTCGCCTTCTTCCAGTGCCGCCATCTTGGCACGTGGAACGCTTGCTGCGACACGAAGCAGATATTGCTCGAGGTCAGCTAATTCCATTGTTACGCGTTACGGCACTTGATGTTTGAGGATGATTTTCAGGTCCAGAGGAAGCGTGGGCATCACCTGTGCCAGTTTGGTGACGTCCACGTTTCCTTGCTTGTCAGTGATCTCCTTGAGCATGTCGGGACCTACCACGTCACCCCAAAATGAACTGGGCAGGGCTGCCAGTTTCGCCATCGAGACGAGTCGTCCCGCGAGGTCGACGTTGTCATCTGCGATCTTCGTGGTAGTGTTGAAGACGGTGCGGATGGGGTCCGGCAGGTCTCGGTCGTAGTGCTTCTCGAGTCCAGCCATCTTGTCGAGCTTGGCCAGGGTATCGGCTGCGGTGACCAGCTCATCACGATCTTGGATCTCACCCTGATGAAACGCCGAAGCGAGCTTCTCGTAAGCACGCTGGAAGAGTGGGTCCTTGGTAGCACAGCGACGCGCTTCGATGAAGTCACATGCCAGCTTGGTAGTGCAGACCGTCATCCCGGCCATGCGATGTGTCTCCGGGTTGAGACTCACTCCCATGTCTCGTGCCTTCTTGACCAGGTTGATGAAACCTTCAGCCCGGTCTTCGATGCCGAGACGTGGGTACTGCTCGAGAAGGATGGTCTCGGCGACCTTCACATCTTCGGCAGTTTTGACACGAAGTCGTTTCAGACGGGGCAGGAGATACATGTCGTCGGGCTCGAGAATGGGAGCGGCTGCGACTTTGGTACGTGTCACTGCCGTGTTTACCCCGTAAATCTCAACAGCACGTTTCAGATTCTCGTCAACCTCGATGGGAACAGCCGCGCACTTCTCTCGGTAGAGATGAGAGAGCACGGTGTTTTCAGCGTTGTTGATGGGAAAGAGACGGCGTTCGGGCCATGCGAAAGCCGAGTTGGGAAGCGCGCCGATCTGATTCTCGTCCAGGTCTGCGTGTTTCACGAAATCCGCGGCTTGCGGATTTTCTTGGAGAAGCAAGTACAATGTCGCGTAAGCAGGATCGTGATACTGGTCACGAGTCTCCATGGGATTCAGCCTCCAATGCCACGGTAAAACTTCCCCTAATTGGATGGTGGATCCCCCTGATCTGTCAAGAGGAAATTCATGAAGATTTCGCTCTCCGAGGGGTTCACGTACCTCCAGTCTGCGAAACAGCGGAACTTTTTCGCACGACTCATCAGCGCCCTGTCTCGTGTAGAGCAGCCTGGTTTGGGTACGCTGGCTGTTGGCATCAATCGACAGGGCAAGTTTGTTTTGTATTACGACCCTGCGTTTTTGGGAAAACTTCACTTCATCGAGCTGGTTCTCAGTCTCGAACACGAAGTTTACCACATCATCCTGGACCACATTCCGCGATATCTGGACCTCCTCAGCAGTCTTGTCGATGACGAGGAGAAGAAGCGTTTTCAATCTGTTATGAACGTTGCCGCAGATTGTGCAGGCAATGAATTGATGCGGGCTGAAAACGGTTTCGATGACCAGTACAAGGACTGGTTCTACGGTTCCGAAGCGACCGATGGGCGTGCATTCATCATCCCTGAGACCTTCAACCTTGCACGTCTCCAGCCCTTCGAGATCTACATGTTTCAGCTCATGGCACAGGTCAAGAAGGCAACCAAGCAGTTTCAGAATGGGGCGTCGATGGACTTCTACTCGTTGCCCATGAAAGGGGGCCAAGGCCAAGAACCGAGCCCGGGACAGGGACAAGGACAGGGACAGGGCAAAGAGCAAAAGAAGGAAGACAAGTCACCCTCTGCAATGCTCTCAGCATACTTCAACGAGAAGACCAACGACCGCCATCAGTTCTGGGCACAAGGTTGCGGTGAAGAGAAGCCCAACGCAGAAGAATTGCAGGGTCTCGCTGATAAGCTTCGGCAAGAGGCTACTAGCATTGTGCGTACGGCTGTCGAGGAACATCTCAAATCTCGCGGCACGATCCCGGCAGGTCTCCAAGAGTACATCGAAGCGATGCTCGCCCGGCCCACCATCCCGTGGCCCAAGGCGTTGCGAGACTGGGTATCGAGAACACATCAGTCGAAGCTCGAACGGGGCATGTCGCGTCCTAGTCGTCGATTGCACGGGGTACCCGACATTCTGCCGTTCCCCGGTCACGAGCGCGACCGCCGGTTCACGATTCTCTACGCTCTCGATACGAGCGGTTCGATGAGCACGGAAGACTGCAAGCTCGGTCTGACCGAACTGGTGAACATCATCCATGCAGAACCCGACGTGTCTCTACACGTGATGTACTGCGACGCGGAACTGCACACTGTTTACAAAGTAGAGTCGGTGGACCAGATCGACTTCACTATAGCGGGACGTGGCGGCACTGACTTCAACCCTCCGTTCATACGCTGTCGGGAACTCCTTCGCGGAGAGTCCGCACCCGACATCTTGATCTACGCCACAGATGGTTACGCACCCGCGCCCGAACCCGATAATCGCGTACCTATCCCTGTGGTCTGGCTCATCACACCGACGGGTCAGGTTCCATCAGAGGACTACGGGCATCACATTCGCATGGAGCCCTTCTAATGGACCCCAACGGCATCGTCAAGATTCGCGTAGCGAGAAACCAGGTAGCGAGTTTCCCCTTCGATGTGTTCTATCTCGTGCCTATTGCGCATCGTGAGATTCTTCCGCGACTCTTTCCTTGGTCCCTTTGCGTACCCATGACGACAGAGGTGATCTTGCGTGTGACAGCCTTGAAGGTGCACAAGCAAGAAGACCGTCCCCACGATCAAGATCGAATCAAGGATATTCACTGGCAACCCATGGCGATTCGGTTGACGAGCCTAGAGGTTGATCTGGCACACACGTTCATGATCGTACCGATTCTTCCTCTTGTTCCACGAAAACCGGAGTCATCAAAACAAGTAGCGAAACGCCTGCCGGGGTACCTACTCGCAAAGCGCCATCGCATACTTCGAACTGAACACGACGCATACAAAGGTACCTTTCAAGACATCATCAACGATTCCGTAGTTCTCTTTACTCCCAATGGGCCCATCCGCCCTGTGTGTAGGAAGTGTCCGCGGCATCTCTTGCATATACAGGGAAAGTGCGAACTAGGAAGCCGCCCTTGCTATGAGGAACTTGTCCTCAAAAGGTCACCCTATGAGCAGTTACCTACAGACAACGCTGACCACGTTCCCGATACCAACGCACCTGTTGGCGGCTGATCAACCTCTTCCGTTCATCCTGGACGATTTCTCTCTTGCACTGTACCTCGGCGTAAGATGCAAAACGCTCTGGTACTGCGTGACCGCCAAGAAAGATCTCTACTCCACGTTCACAATCGCCAAGGCCAATGGAAAGCGCCGGCCCATTCACCATCCAAAGCGTATTTTGAAGTACGTACAGCGGCGCGTTGCACAGGTGATCCTATCGCGGCTCCCCGTGCTTCCTTGCGTAGGTGCGTACGTGAAAGGCAAGAGCTGCCGCGATAGTGCTGAGCAGCATGTACAGAAGAATGTGCTCATCAAACTCGATCTGAAAGACTTCTTCCCTTCCCATACACGTACCCGTGTCCGTAACTTCTTCAAAGACCTAGGATACAGTCACTGGGTCGCGGGCTTGATCGGTGATTTGTGTACCGTGCACGAAAAAGGCCGTCACTTTGTACCGCAAGGAAGTCCTGCCTCTCCTTCGCTGTGCAATCATATTGCCCAACGCTACCTGGATACACCCCTCCTGGCGGCCCTTGCAGGTTCTGGCTGGACGTATACGCGCTATTCAGATGATCTTGCGTTGAGTCATGCAGACGCTGTTACGCGTGGTGAAGTTGATGCCCTCATCGCACGTGTCGATACGCTCGTGAAAAGTGCGGGCTACCGTGTGAACTGGAAGAAGCTGCGTATTCAACGTCCACCAACACGTCAAAAGATGTTGGGTATGGTTGTGAATCAACATCCAAACATACCTCGCGACGTGTACCGACGCTATCGCAACATCATCTTCAACTGCCTCGAGTACGGCTTCTTCCCAAATGCCTTGCGCTATGGGGGTGAGTTCATCGATGCACCGCAAGCATTCGCATCGCATCTACGTGGCAAGGTGAGCTATTTCCAGAGCATCAATGCAGAGCATGGCGCAAAGCTGGCCGAGGTTCTTCAGCTCGCCCTCGAAAGACATCAAGATGAGAACTTCGAAGACGTCTATCCCTGACCTGGATCGCGTCGTGACTATCTGTGCCGGGAAGGAGACGCGTTACAGCCAATCAACTTCCCGACTAGGCCTTGTCTTCTGTGATCGTACACGGGACCTTACACGCACTGAACAAATCAACATCATGCTGGATAAAGAAGTACGCGAAATCTTCGGTGACTACTTCTACGGCATGCTCATCACGTTTGAACCTGCGAAATACTACTACCATAACAGCGTGCACAAAGCGCGGGACTTCCCACAAGCCTTCTACGTAGTAGCGGGTGGCGAAGGACTCTTCGCGATTGGTGATGAAGTTCCCTTCTTCATCATGCAGGGTGACAAGTTCTTTGAGACGACACGTAAAGAGCTTTTCATGCGATGTGCGTTGATGCAGAAATGGATCGGTTGTAATACCTGTTCCTGGCAGGGAGATCGTTGCACGTTCACGTTTCGCAAAGAGGACCCTGTAACAGATGCACCACCGCTCACTGCACAACTACCCTTTGCGTTCATGCACGGTCGCCCTTCGTGGGATGATTCATTTCTTGAACGTATTCAGTATCTAGATTTCGAGGATTGGAAAGAGCGCCAGGTGCGCACTTGGCGTGACACCCTCGCAGGTTTCACGTATGTGCCTCCCGCAGCGGGACATGGCAACCCTCTGCAACCGGGTCTCAACGCTATCCAGGCACCCTTTCAAGTCAACTTCTCGGGTGTGGAAGACGTACAGGGGATGTTCTCGGACCGAAGTGCCGCCGGTCGTAAAACTGCACTCTTCAAAATCCGGGAGTGCTCTCAGTGCTACTTCGGTGGCACGGTCAGACGCTACAATAGTGAGAAGACTAGACCTACGTCATGCAATCAATACGCACCACGGCACTGCAACCACGGCGCATGGACTGAGGAACGCTTGCATGCGTACACGATGGAGCTAGCAACCAAGGCCATCAAAACGCGTTCACCGTTCTCCATGGAAGAAGTTTGGCGCATTGCACGGGTCGCAGGTATTCCATTCCAGGTGAAAGACCCCCGCACTGGATGTAAGCGTGAGTGGCAAGTAGGCCGCCTCGTCGATTCAGGTGAGCGTATCTCGATTCAGTTAACACGTACCTCAATGAGTTCGGATGCACGGGGTGACCATCGAAACGTTCATTCGCTCGAAGAGCTACGCACCTTCGTTCCTGATTTTCTCTGGGAACACTTTCAGCAAACGGAACCACCCATTAACGAAGACCAGTTCGCACTGTGGTTGCAACTCACCTCCGCAAGACACGGAAGAAGTTATTCGTTCTTTTACAGTACCAAAAAACACTGTGGCTACGGTAATTACACGCCTTCGATTCACTCAGTTCGACTCGATACATATGGTTCCGTGGAGTACGAGACCGTCATGTCACGACAACGTCGAAAGGTGCGCCTTCGGACATTCTCGGATATGTACCATCACTTCGGAAATCTGCTGCTCTTCGGGATTCATGATCGAGAGCCCGTGCAGAATCCAAAGTTTGATACCTGGGTGCGCTAAGCGGCGGGATCGTAATCAGGCTTGAGTGTTTTGATGGCTGCAAGTGCTGCGTCCGATGCAGCCTGTGCCACGACGTACGCAGCCTGTGCATCCTCGTAAGCCGTGCGTTTCTGGGACAGTGTCGTCTGCGCAGTCGCAAGATCAGACTGCGCAGACGTCACTGCTACGTCCTTGTTGTTGCATTCAGTGGTGAACGTTCCAAGGTTCGTCGCAGCTGTGGACAGCGCTGTGTTTGCATTGGCTTGCTTGGTGCCGAACACGGTTTGTGCTGCGATGAGAATGCTCTCCGCAGCAGGATTGGTTCCTGTTGTCGCTGCACGGTACGTCTCGGTAGCTGCTCGAAGGGTCTCTGCATCCTGGTAGAAACCCGTGCCGGATTTCATTGCATCGTAGAGAACCTGGAAGTAACCCTTGAACTGGTAGCACTTGTCCCGTTGTGTCTGTGCCGTGGTGAGCGCCGTAGCTTTGGCGTCTGCATCCGTCTTCGCAGTGGTGTAATCCGTAAGCGCACTGTCGCGTGTTTCTTTAGCTGTGGCCTCCGAGGTGAGCGCCGTTTGGTAGTTATCAACCAAGGCCTGGAAAGCGCTCGAGTCCACTCGAGGATGGATAGTTTCTTCGCTGGTTGCGACAAAACCTGTTGAGTACGTGTGCCAGTCCTCTACCAGCTCATCGATGCGACTCTTGAGAACATCCTGGGCTGCGACACCCGTATCAAGGTTGTCGTAGATAAAGCGGCAGGAAATTACCCGGTAAAGTGTCCCTTGTACGAGGACAACCGCAGCACGGTCTTCCAGAAGTTCCGTCAGGTCTGCAATGGTGGCCACACGGGCGAACGTATCCTCTTTGGGATCGTTTACGTCGTTGATCTGCATCACAAAGATAGCAGACGTGGGAAGATCGCCTTTATCGGTAACTTGAATGACGATGACGAATTTCTCAACTTCGTTGATCGTCTCAGCGTTACGCGTTTGGACTGTTTTGGTGTCAGCCATGGTCAGCTCTGCGTGAGGGTGAAGGTTTGTGTACCTGCAAATGCCCCTTCAGCTGTGTTGAATTCATTGACAACGCCTTGAAGACGTACTGTCGTTACGTGGATGAAGTTGAGGGCATCTGTAAGGAGATCGAACAGCCGCGTGACCGCGCTCGCTCGATACCGATCCAATCCAGCGGATACCGCTGCACTCTTGGTGTCGGGCCACGCTTCAAGGTCGTAGAGCATGGCCACGTAGAGGTACACATCGTCACTGGTGTTGAATACGAAAAGTGCAAGGGGAAGCTCTTCGGATGCGTCAACGACGTAATGCACTTGATACTTCACGCTTCCGTCGGCTTGCGGCACAACTGTGTTGGTTTGCGTAACCTTTATTGAAGTGCTCATGCGGGATACGTCTCCGTCTCCACGCCCGCGAAGGTTGCTCCGTGGATGTTGGCTTGGTTCACAAGAGAGCTGACGTAGACTTCATTGGAGCTGACGCGATCCAATGCGCGCTGTACCGTGTCGAACTCTTGGGTCCAGTGACGCCGTAAAAAAGGATCTGATCCCGTGGTGGTGTATCGGTATGTTTTGCCCGTGCCAGTGCCTCGCGTCACTGCTTCAGTGCTGTCTTTGAGCGTCCATGCCACGTTCGCTTCAGCGCGAGGAAACGGTTTAACCGAATTAACGAGTACGTAGTTGCCTGTGGGTTCTACATAGGTAACCACAAACGTGGCCGATACGAAGTTGGTGTTCATCCACGCCGCAGGAGGGCTGGGGATGATCAGGTGATCTCCAGTAATCGCACCTATGGATAAGAACTGGCCCGGTGTCGTGGCCTCGAGGCGAATGAGAGGATTTTCGACGTACTTCGCGAGGTCTTCGAGAGTGGCGACACGTTCCCACAATTCCACTTCGTCAGCAGGTCCAGGATTTACAACGAAGAGTGGGTACATGCCAGAGGGATCTGCACTGGTGATCCACGACGTCACGCAGTAGCTGTTTGTGAGAAGAGTTTTCTCTTGTCTGAGGGTCACTGTCACGGACATTGTCTTGATCTCTCAGGCTAACTCGTGTACGAATAGTAAGTCACAGTGAGTGCGTAGACAAGTCTGATGGGCCAATGGCGACGTATGTTGGGATTGACCAGGCACTGAACAAGATCGGCGTCTGCGTCCTCCTGGACGGGGTTTCAGTGAGCTTGCACTTGATCAAGACGCCTCGCAATTTGCGAGGGACGGAGCGGCTTACTTTTCTACGAAACCAACTCGAAGCACAGCTCGTATCGTATCGGGGGAACATCACGCACGCGGCACTCGAAGCACAGTCGTTAGGTTCACTGGGCGATATTGACCAGCTTGGTCAAATCAACGGTGTTGTGCAGATTGTGCTCGCAGACCTCGGTATAGCCCATCCGCTTCTCGTGCCTCCCGCCACCTTGAAAAAGTTCGTGACAGGTCATGGCAGTGCGTCAAAAGCACGCATGATGCAAGCGACGACCAAATACTGGGACGTCACGATTGAGCAAGATGACCTCTGTGACGCACATGGTCTTGCACGTGTTGCTGAAGAAGTTCACGAACAACGATCTAGGGTTCGTCATCAGATCGAAGCGACGCTGAGTTTGACGCGACCACGCAAGAAACGTCCTCGTCGAAAATCGACAAACGATAGCACACTGTAAGTTGCTTGGAGGGTGGCGTATGCCGGATCTGGAGATCTTTGCGAATGTTGACATTGTTCCCGAAACAGTAGCTGCTGTGACAGTTCAAAAGCGCGGCCGGCTCTCCTACGAATCGCGTTTCTGCCCCGATGGGCAGTATCCCTACACGATGGTGCAATGGAAAACCACCGATGTGTCACTCAAAGATCAAGACACCGGCGCCATCATCTTCGAGCAACTCGGGGTAGAAGTTCCCATTACATGGTCTGACCGCGCTGCGCTCATTGTGGCGCAGAAGTACTTCTACGGCAAAGAAAGCACAGCAGAGCGTGAGACGAGCGTGCGACAGGTTGTAGGACGTGTAGTCAACCGCATCCTTGCGTGGGGCCTGGAACAGAGTTACTTCGCCACCGAAGATGATGCTGTCGCATTTGCAGCCGACCTCACATATCTTTTGCTCACCCAGCGCGGCGCGTTCAACAGTCCTGTGTGGTTTAACCTCGGTATCGATGCACGTCAACAACAAGTCAGTGCCTGCTTCATCAACTCTGTTGCTGACAATATGACGTCGATCGCTGCGTTGCAAGAAACCGAGACCATCATCTTCAAGCAGGGTAGCGGGTCAGGCGTAAACCTATCTGCGTTGCGCAGCAGCAAAGAACGTCTCTCCGGGGGTGGTATCGCATCGGGACCCGTATCGTTCATGCGCGGGTTAGATGCGTGGGCAGGCATCGTGAAGTCGGGTGGAGGAACACGACGAGCAGCTGCGATGCGGGCACTCAACGCGAACCATCCGGACATCGTTGAATTCAGCACCTGCAAGGCCGAACAGGAACACGTCGCACAGCTTCTTGTGAAAGCAGGGCTCTCTGCTCACTTCGATGACCCCAAAGGCGCCTATGCGCTCATTCGCTTCCAGAATGCAAACCACTCCATCCGTGTCACCGATGAATTCATGACCAAGGTGCTCTATGCAATGGAGCACCCTGATGAAGAGGTTCTCTGGGACTTGCACGCGGTGGTAACCGAAGAAGTAACTGATCGTATCCCCATCCTTGGTCTCTGGGAAAAGATCTGCCAGGCGGCGTGGTCCTGTGGGGATCCCGGCATTCAGTTCGACAGTACGTTCAATGCCTGGCATACCTGTCCCAGTGATGGTCGCATCAACTCTACAAATCCATGCGGTGAGTTTGCGTTCTTGGACGATAGCGCCTGCAACCTAGCCAGCCTCAACCTGATGCGCTTTCGCAAGCTCGATGGCACACTTGACATCGAATCACTGAAGCAAGCTGTGGACGTCTTCGTTCTCGCTCAAGACATCCTGATCGATAAAGCGGACTATCCGACAGCTGCAATCAAAGAGAACTCAATGAAGTACCGCCCACTGGGCCTCGGCTACGCCAATCTCGGTGCGTATCTCATGTCGATAGGGCTGCCTTACGACAGTGACACAGGTCGTCAGATCGCATCGGAAGTGACGTCAGTTATCACATCACAAGCGTACCTCGCATCGGTGAATCTCTCGATCACTCGAGGTTCCTTCGAAGCATACGATCGCAATCGCGCGGCCATGCTCGAGGTCATGCGCAAGCACATGACCGCAGCACAGGAGCGCGATCTCGGATCCGTCTCGATCTGGGATGAAGTCATCGAACAGGGTGCACTACATGGGTTCCGCAATGCACAGGTTACACTGTGTGCACCTACCGGAACGATTTCTTTCATGATGGACTGTGACACGACCGGCGTGGAGCCTGAGGCCAGTCTTTACAAGGTAAAGAGCCTGGTGGGTGGCGGTACAGTCGTAATGGAGAATCGCATTGTCGAGATGGCTCTCGATAAGCTCACTTACCAACCTCCGACGCGCAAAGAGATCCTGCGCTACCTCGCACGTCACAAGCATCTTGACGGGTGCAGTCAGCTTCTCAAAGAGCACCTGTCTGTGTTCGACTGTGCGATTCCGTCTGCGGGTAAGCGTGTGCTGAGTCCCATGGCCCACGTGAAGATGCTTGCAGCAATTCAACCGTTCATCTCAGGCTCCATCAGCAAGACCGTGAACCTACCTCATGAAGCAGCGCCCGAACAGATCGGAGAGGTCTACATCAAGGCTTGGCAACGAGGCATCAAGAACATCGCGGTCTATCGTGACAACTGCAAAAAGAGTCAGCCGCTCATTACCGCAGTGCTGATGCCTACCGTAGAAGATGCAGCGCCGCGTATCGTAAGACGCAAGCTCGCCAACCATCAGACGAACATGCATCGTATTCGGTTCGCGTTTCAGAACATCAAGGGCTACATCCTCGCTACGCCCTATGAAGACACGGGAATGCCTGGGGAGATTTTCGTACGTCTTTCGAAAGAAGGTTCAACCATTCAAGGTCTTGTTGATGGCTGGGCTCAGTCTATCTCCTATTGTCTTCAGTACGGAGTTCCTCTTGCTGTCCTTGTGCAGAAGTTCAGTCACACCAAGTTCGAACCCATGGGCTATTCCGCAGACCCAGACATTCGCTTTGCGCATTCCATCTACGACGCGATCGTGCGCAAGCTTGGTGCAGTTTTTCTACATGCACAGATGAGCAACGGTCACGACGATAGCGCAGACGCACCGGGCGTTTCACTAGCAGAAGAGGGTTTTATTGTGGACAATGACACAGACCCAGCGCTGGATCTGCAACGTATGACACCCATGAGTACGTATATGGATGCACCCCCATGTACTGAGTGTGGTGCCATCATGGTTCGCAACGGGTCCTGTTACAGTTGTTCCACCTGTGGTGCAACATCCGGATGTAGCTAAAGAGGATCACACATGCCTACAAAAACAGAGAACGGTAACGAACGCCCGTGCAGCAACTGTGAAAAATCAACACGGTTGGACCAGGCGATGGTGATCAACGACAAAGGGCGGCTCATTGCGGTAATCTGCGAAGAGTGCCAGCAGGCAAAAAAGATTCAGGTAACCCTAGTCAAAAAGAAGCACCAGTGGAATTTCTATCAGTACTTCCCCGTGGAGACATAGGCTATGCGATGTCCGAGACGAAGATAGAACGCTTCCTCGGTCTAACACCCGTCATCAAGCGCATCGCACACTACTACCTGTGCTTGGGGTTCGGCGAATACAAGCCACAACATCCACACTATGACCGTATCGTGGTTCGTTTCCTTTACGACTTTGCAGAGAATCCCTTGGTGCCTGGCGAACACGCGGGCGGCACCGTTGTGGAATTCTTCCTGGGCGACGTACGCGTGAAGTGGGTAGAGTTCCGCTGTCAGGTTGTTGGTGGTGGTGGGAAGCCTATCGTTCAAGCAGTCGACTGAAAGGAGAAACACCGTGCGTATCCTAATCGTTGCTCTGGTGCTCTGGGCAGGTTGCGGCTCTCCTTGTCAGCAGGTCAAAGCGACTCGTTGCAACGCTCAGATCGTGGAGCTGTGCGGCTCCAACCAAAAGTGGCAGCGCGTTCTTGACTGCACGCAGGTGAAGCCGGTCTCCAACCCCAATGCGCCGAAGGACTGGGTGTGCGGGGAGACCACGACGGGTCACACTTGTGTACCCAAGAAGTGATGCGATGAGTGCTGTGGCCTGGGCACTTTTTGGTTCGATGTGTATATTCGAGTTGATAGCTGATGTGCTTGGCAAGCAGTATGCGCTCTCCGGCACCCCCTTGTTGGGATGGTCAGCCTTGGGCGGCTACATGGCAGCCAATAGTTCGTGGGTGGTTGCCCTGCGCAAGGGGTTCCTGCTCAGCTTGGGTGGTGTCTACTTTGGTGTTATTACCGGAACATTCTGCGTAGTGATTGGGTGTGTTTTCTACAAGGAGCCCGTGTCTAGGTTGCAGATGCTGGGCATGACGCTAGGTATAGTAAGCAGTGGGCTGTTAGCAATGGGCGGAAAGACGTGACCGCTGTATGGACTTGCAGTCCAACGCTGAAGCTGGGAGGTGAAGAGGTGAAGCGATGAGAGATGATCCCATCAAAAGGATCGTTATGGACAATATCATCGGGCAGCACGTTGTGGCGGATGGGTATCCTCTCTATGATGCTCCAGATTCGATTATGCTGGCCAGGTATATCGAGCATCAGCTTCGTCGATCTGAGGAGTCTGGACGAACCAGTTTCTGGGCTTCGCAGGTTGCTGTTCCTTGTTTGAACAGTGCAATCGTTAAGATTCGCGAGTTGCAGAAGCAAATCGATGAACTGAAGTCTAGAAGTTAGATATGAAAATGCCCGCCAAGCACCAGTGCCTTCTTGTAGACCTTCAACTCCTGGCCCAAGAAGTGAGACTAGCATGGATCAGAGATCGTCTGAATGATATTTGGTTCAGCGGAAAAGGTCCTGCTGGAGGGGAGATTCTCGATAAGTATAAAGAAGAGTTTGAAGCTCTTTTGCAAGAAGAGTTGAACTTGCAATCCGAATACCAGAGGGGGTCATGGAGAATAGGCAGAAATGAAAATGCCCGCCAAGCACCATTGCTTAGCGGGCCAGTAGAGTGTGAACCTGACTCAAAGGTAGCTCTCCCGGAGGAGGGATGCAAGATGCGCCGTTGGCGATATCGTGCGTGGCGTCTTCCCAATGGATCGAAAGTGGTCTGTGTGCTAGATCGCGAATTTCCGCCATCGCCTGATTACGACATTCAATGGGAGCATCAAACAAGTAATGGAAGATTTGGAGTTGATGTGATCTCACGTGAACAAGCTAAGATCTTGTTACGTGGTCCACGAACTCCATGCGAATGGGATGTTGATACGTTGAAAGGGGAATGATCATGCTGACTCCAGAGCTGACACGAAACTTCTGGGACCACATGCTGAAGACGTTTGGCGCCGTGGCAACGCAGAAGGGCGATGCCGAGCTGATGAAGGTCGTGGCCACGGTCCTGGATGCGTTCGGCGTGCAGGACAAAGAGCAGTTCATGAAGGACTTCGTGACCACCCTGGGCCGTACCATCTACATCCCCTTCGAGGTCGGGATCGAGATTCCCCGCTGGCCACTTTGGGCGCAGGTCCGCGTGTGCGGCCACGAGTGTGGTCACGTCGTGCAGGGCAACCGCGAGGGTTGGGCCACCTTCGACTCGCGCTATGTGACCTCCTCCAGCTTCCGCGCGGGCTACGAGGCTGAGTGCTACGGGATCGACATGGAGCTGGAGTTCTGGCGGCTGGGCTCGTCTGGCTTTGATCCGTTCCGGTTTGCTCAGGAGCGCCCACTGAGCCTCAAGAACTACGGCTGCAAGGCAGCAGAGATCGAGCAAGCTCAGCAGATGCTCACCATCCGCGCCGGGCTCGTCGCGCAGGGTGTGGTTGAGAGCGTGGCTGCACAGACGGCGATCCCGTGGCTCGAAAAGAACGTGCCGGGACTACGCGTTACTTCTTAGCGTAAGCGACACCAAGCCCTACCGCTACACCCGTAGCAACGAGGGCTACGCCTCCACCGATGATGCCCCAGAGCCAGCTGTAGGTGGGCTTGTATTTGTAGGTGTTCTTCTCTTCGATCTCTTTCTTGAGCTGTGTGATCAAGTTCGTAATACGAACTTGATCCAACCCCTGTACCTTCCTGTACGATTCGACGAGCTGATTGTTTTTCTCGGTGAGCTTCTTGTAATCCTCAAGCTGTTGTTGCAGAAGAGGGGCAGCGTCGCGCCACAAGGCGCAGTCGTTGTCCTTCTTTTTTAGCTCCAGCGCTCCCGCCGTGTCGTAGGTAGCATGGAACTCCGTGGGACAGAGCTTCATCGTCCAGGGCGGCAGCACCTTCAAGTTCTTGGGCTGGTCGCCCACCTTTACAGGATCCGCGTGAGCCACCAACGAGAGTAGAAGAGGGAACAGGAGACAGAGATTACGCATCATTGATCTCCTCCCACGACTTCAGGCCCTCGAGCTTCTTTTGACGCTCGGCATGGGCTGTCTCGAGCCTCTTCAAGTCCTTGTCACGAGCTTCGATGATTGCGGCGAGTAGTTGCCTATCAGCCGTCAGACTCTCTTGGTCTGCTTTTTCTTTAGCTACTTGCGCTTCATGTTCTTTCTGCGCGAGATCGACTTTGAGCTGTTCAAGTTCCGTACGAGCTGCGGCCAGTTCTTTGGCGCGCTTGTTGGCCAAGTACGCCGCATAGGCCATGGTGATGAAACTGATCAAGGCCAAGACGATAGCGGTGATGTAACCCCAAACACCGCCATCTTCTTTTTTGGTCTGGACCTCTTTGTTACGATTTGTGATGGACTTGATCAGCTCATCAAGCTTCTTGCTGAGGTCGGTGGTATCCATTGCTTAGAAAATGACGTTGAGAGGATCAGAACTCGTGGCTGTTTGCCAGAGGTTAGCGGTTCCATTATCTTGGATAGCCGTGTTTCCTGCTGCACCTTTTTTGATCGTGTTGCCAGTCACGACTGTACGCATCACACTCGTAGCCAACAGAATGATGTACTTACCCGTGGCTGTGGTACCGGTGTTGTGAATACGATTGCTCGTGATCGTATTGTACGCATTGGCACCGTTGACGAACGAGAGGTTAATCATTCCCGGCGATGTAGACACCATATCGTTGAACTTGAACGAGCAGTTGTTGACCGAATTCCGGTACGTGTAATTTGCACCGGAGATTGTCGCTGCCATTTCGACCAAACAGTAGATCGCGTTGGCAAGCGTGGACCGAATGGTGCATGCTTCAATCGTGACGTCTGTCGTATCAATGACGTACCAACCGTGTGTCAAGTATCCTGTTGCACCAAGTTCAATCTTGCAATCGTCGAACATCGATTCAGGTTGGATACCGCTGAAACACGCGTAGTAGGCTGCGATATCGGTATGCGTGAGACCGCTAAGGTCCACGTATACATCTTCAAAAACCCCACTGCCTTCGATCGTGTAACGCTGTGCTGCCGCACTCTGATCACCAAACACCGTGAACTGTGCTGCACCGGATGGCGCACCCGACATGACGAAGCCACTAAGCTTCGCATTCCGTATCGTAACAGGCCCTCCAAAGCCCGTCACACGTACATAGGGGACGAGGTAGTTCAATATGAACCCATCGCCACCTGATGTAGGAATCTTGCCGGCGTTGATGATCGTGAGGCCATCGACAACACCGTTAGGAGATACGAGAATGATGGGTGAGTTATTGGCGGCAAAACGCAATAACTGATTCGCCATGTTGAAGTAAAGGTTTGTAGCAACAAGCGCATCTGCTTGCACATTCAACAAACTAGTGTAGATGTCTCCCGTACCCGTAACGGTCCACTCGACATTGTCCAGACGAATGATGCCGCCTTCAATCGAGACCACCCATTGTGCCGTGGTGAAAGGAGAACAGATGATTTTGGTGTTCGAGATAACGAGCCGTACACCGGCGGTGGCGTTAAGACCTATGTTGTTATCTGGCACGGTGATTGTGCAGTTGTCAAACATACCGCTTGAGCCACCGGCGGCCATATAGATGAGCTGTTGACCAACCCCTGTACCGGTGATTTGGGTATCCAACACGCGAAGTTTGGCTGTAGATGTCACATTGAGCAGTCTTCCATTGCCCGTTAACTGACACTGTTCGATCGTGACGTTTGCCGCTTGTACGTCTAGGAGATCCGGGCCTGAGCCCGAGATCAGATTCACGTTTTCGATACGTGAACCCGCTGCACTTGACGTGAACGTCATAGCGTAGCCGCTTGGATGGTTAGCCGTGATCGTAACACCCTCCTCCACACCAATGATGCGTATGGCCTTGGTTGTAGAGAGATTTACGCTGAAGGTGTATGACCCTTTTCGTACATGGATGGTACCGCCATTGGCGGCGGCAAGCGCCAAGAACGCGGCTCTCAGACCACCTGGACCATTGTACTGGCCTCCAGTGGATGCAGATCCATCCGTGACAGAGACAAAGACACCTGTGTGCCCACGTAGTGCATAGACCTGTTCGTCGATGTTTTCGAAGGCTTCACGGTTCGTAAGCGCCGGGTTGTGGGGGTGTGTGCCCGTGCTAACGCGCTTGACACCCTCATTGACACCGTCGTAGCAGTTGTAGAGACCTGCCATGCCATTGTAAGCCCAAGAGATCTGCAAACTATCGAATCCAAGAGGCGCAGGATAGCCGACTTGAATGAGTGAACCATCCGCGAAGAGCAACGTGGTAGAGTTGATTGCTTTACAGATAGGAATGCAATTCGGAATCTTCTCGGGCTGACGACGTGAGTTGAAGAGCTGTCCAGCGGTCAGTACGTAGTTTCCATTCTCGTACGTGCTTTGGAGCCGCCCACCAGTGCCTGTGGTGTCCACGTTCTTGTCGTACCAAACCCCGATCATGTCGCCTTCTTGGATCCGGTTTGCCGTGGATGCCGCAAAGAACGTGGCTAACACCGTGGGTGTGATCGTGTGCAACACACCCGCAACGCCCCCTTTGAGGAAACGCTGTGTGTAGTCGCCACTCCACTGTGGCGCACCCCAAAGCGCAGCCGCATTGGTGCCGGTAGAGCCCGAACCGAGAGATGCGAGCACGAGAGTGTTGGCTGCTGACACGTTCACAGCCGTGATCAGATCGTTGCACGTAGTCGTGCCCGACACGATCGTGATGTAGATATGATTCAGGTTCCCAGATGCGCCCTTCAACGTTACCGTGAGAGAGGCCCCCGCAACAATCTCCACGGAAATAGCGTTAGCATCGGCAGCTGGAAAGGCACTGCCTTCCCATTGTTTCTTCACAGAAGTGAACACCACTTCGTTGCTCGAAGGTGTTCCAACACTGAGGCTGGCTTTTGACGATCCCACGTAGGGGTACGATGTTGAACGTCCCGGAGATCCGAACGAAACCAACACAAGGTCGGTGCCTAGGAGGAAAGTTCCACTGTTGGCAGGATAGACACCTTCGAACGTAGTAGGGTTGCCTGGAACGGCGCTGTAGAGGTGTGTGTTTGTATCTGCCAAACACGCGTATTCACGCATCACAGTACGCAGCAATTCCGTGCGCAACCGTGCATTTTCCGTGGGTCGTCGAAGGACCGCCTGGTTGGCGGCTTCACCATCTGCCACAGGGAGAATCGCAGCCGACTCGGGATAGCCGGTGTCACCATTACTGGAACGGAAATCAATGACTTGGCGCATGGGATTCTCCCTTTACACGGTAAACTGGAGGGTCCAGTCATACTCGAGTGCAATAGCCGCGGTCTTTTCGATCGCAGCGTGGAGTTGACGTGCCCAACACATGAGGCTACCACCCACATCAGCACTCCAGAGGGTACCACGTGTGAAAAGGCCCGCTTCACGGTAAGTGTTTCCATTACCTGCGGTACCTTCCATGAAGGCGTGCAAGGTGAGTTCCCCGGACCCACCATTGAGCTTTTCGAGGTCAGTCAGTTGACGACGAACCGCTGTTATTTCAGCCATGAGGTTCGTATCGTTGCGAGACGTTGCTGTGCTGCTCGTCCCGAAACGCATTGAACCGAGCTGAAATTGAGCCGCAGGTGTGTCCGTAGCGCGTTGTGCGAGAAGAGCGCGTACGATGTCACCTGCTTCATAGGTGATGGTGTTGCGCTTGACGATGGTGCGGAGAATGGTTCCAGTAATCGCATCCCGCACGCGTACACGCAAAATTCCAATCATTCGAAGACGCGACACAAAGGTAGATTTTGACATGTAGGACTCGTTTCGTCGTACCTATGGTAGGCCAGGTCAGGGTACTGGCACAACCTTGATTTGTAGAGGACGTTCAATGAGATCCATGCGCTTTGGATCTCCCTCCAGGCGCCAGTGAATGTTCGTCTCAGGGTTCAGTGCTGGCCCTGCAAGAATTGCTTCAGCCATGGAAAGCGCTGTGGCGACACGCCGTACCCCGTCGTTACCCGCGATCGAATCCATGATGCGCAAGTACATCCCATCGTAGGGAGAGCCGCGCGTAGCGTCGGCGTCTGATGTGCGCCAGGGTCGGAAGAGGGCTGTGGACGATTTGAAATGACCATCGAACGTCACGAACCCATCCCGAGGTTCTTCCGATGGGAAACTCCAAAGGATATCTGTGGCACTTGCGATAGCTTCTTGAAGAACAACCCGCGTGGGAGACAGTACGCTTGCGATGCGTACCAATCCAGCGTAGTCCGTGCTCGATTCATGGATGGTGATGTACTGATGGTCGTGCAGTCCACTCTCGAACTGGGCACGCAGATCTTCAAAGTACACGTACGATCCTGCATTGACCACTGTTGCGCCCCGCCAGGCTTCACGGCGCACACGTGTCAACCCCGGGTCATTGCAACCAAGCACGTAGGGGGTATCTCCCAGGGCCGGATTAGCACTCGCAGCTGCGGTGGTCTTGATGGAGCTGTAGGCGACCGTGTAGCTGCCGCTGGGCCATGTCGTGAGTGGATAGATCCTACCTGCCTTCTGATCCACGTAGAAATCAACCCACTCAATGAGCGAAGCAGGTCCGGTGATCTTCCACGAGATCAGGGGATAGTTCGTGAGCTGTGTGTACCCAGGAGGGGTGGTAGCTGTAAGCGCCTCACTGGCCACAGGTACGTTGAACCGCCAAACATCGCCTAGATTCCAAGACAGCGATTGAATGGTAAGGGTTTGTTCTCCAACAAGTACTTCTTCTTCATCGACAGTGAGCTTGACGTCGATTTGTACATCAGATTCCAGCAGGCGCATCACATCAAGGAAACTACTCGTAGGTTCAATGTAGACGTATTTGTAGCTAGGCTTCGCGATGAGCACGAGTTCTTGTAAGTCTCGAATGAACGACCCTGAGAACTTCTTGAAAGCAATTGGGTCAACGTGGACGTAGCACACGTGGTACTTGAAAAACGTGTTCAACAACACATTGGCAAATCGACGGCGTTTCGCTGGCAATGCGGGGTTCGCTGGAACATTTCCTTCATCATCGGCGCCGATGAAGAAGCCAGGGTCTCCTAGCTCAGGTCCGTCGAGGGCACCAAGCGTATTTTCGTATAGTGCAGGGACGCTGGTACGCCGAAGCACACTCTCACCGGGCAAAAGTTCTTGCGGGATGATGATGCTTTCCCACCAGGTGGGGTCCTGCACGTAATCCGTGACCACGAACATGAGGGTCAGGGGTTCAAAACTCAAGAATGCAATGTCAGGGTCTCCCGTGGTCCATGCGACGATATCTTCACGCATGGGCGTATCTTTGGGATACACGTATTCAGCGGTAGATCCGTCGGGCCGGAGAGTACGAATGACGTCTTGATCAGCGGCACTCGTATCGTATGCACGCAGCAACTCACCATCATCGCGGATAACGGGAAGACTTCCAATCACGTTGAGTGCAGACTCAACGTGTTGAAGGGTGGGACCCAGCATGTAGAGCTGAAAGACACCGCGAATGAACTCACGGTAGGTCTCTGAGGATGGCTGGAAGCGATTGATGAGATAACCGTAGTTCTCATAGAGATGGTACTTGTCCACCTTGGCGTCGGGCGCCCAGAGCGCGACCTCATTGACGCTCATCTCAAGATCATCGCCGTTCAATTCACCTGTTGTGCCTGTAGCGAGGATGATGCGCAGCCACGCGTAGTTCACATTGACGGGTGTGACGAGGCCCCACGTACCCGCAAAGCGACCTATCTGAATGAGTGTGCCCGCTCGACTATCGAGGCGATAGTCCACGCCATCGACCACATCGTGCAGACCACCTGTGTATTGGTCACCTACACCCGCGAAAACCTCTACGGAACCATCGACTACGTAGAAGTGATCAAGGTCTCCAATATACCCATCATGCACCGAATGGGTGATTGCGGTGTTGTTCGGGTCTGGGTAGACCACGGGCAAGTCGAACAGCGCCTCGAATGCCCCAAGTACCTTCTTGACGCGATACGTACCTGCGTTGGTGATACCTACGAGTGTCGCACCTTCGATCCAAGACAACGCACATGTGAGACCCGTCTCGACCATGAAGACGCCAGAGAGCTTGCAGACCTTGCCGGTGGGGTCATCGTATTCCGCAATGGTGTAGACGTTGTTTTGACCCAGGCTGCTTCCTGTGACTTTGATTTGGGCTCCGACCATGCCACGAACAAGCGGATTCTGCGACGGACCTCCTGTCCATGTCAAAGTACCGTCGAGGGCGATATTCGCGGTCCATGCAATAGCGCCACAATTTCCCAGGGTCACATAGCGCTGTTTGTCTGAACCTGCGAACTGGTCTGCGGGTGGCGCAGCAAGGGAGATATTGAACGTAGCTGCATTTTCACCAACGTTCCAGAGAGTAGAGCCCGCAGTACCCGTCTTATCCGTGTTCACTGGAACAAAGAGTGTCGGCTCTTCGATGACTTCACTGTCGGGTGACTCACGAAGCACGACATAGTCAGCAATAGTGTGTACACCCGCAGGAGCCGGCGTGTCCGTGGATAGATACAGGCGGTCGTGGCGCACTACGCCTACGATGAAGTCTTGGGGTACGCTTGCAAGCGCTGCGTTATCGAAGACACGAATGATGTCTCCTTTGCGGACACCCAAACCCAACGGTGCGTTTGCGTACCACGACCCGCGCTGAAGCGTTCCCCCTTCTTCGAGTGTACGGCGACGGGTTGGATCGTCGAATCGTCCCCCGGACTCAACGACAAGAGAACGCTGAGCAAAGCCTTCGCGTGCAACAAACTCCGCATCAATGAGCGTGGCCTGAAGCGCACCGTTGTTCAAATCGGGCAGTGTGAACGTACCTTGTAGCAACAACGTGTAGTCGTCGACCTTTTCAGCGACCAAAAACACTTTGTTGTTACCTGATCCGCTGTTCAAAAGCTGAAGCCACTGTCCGTATTTCGCTTTTGCGAAAGGTTGAGTGCCATCAACGTCCACGTACAACCGCGTGAGCGCTCCGATGCCATAGGTGAGCAACGAACCTGTGTTGGATTGACCCAGCGTACGCATGGTACGTCCAGCCGGGTCCTCAGTGAATCGAAATTGGTAGTTCGTGCTATCAATTTCGTAGCCACTTTGTTCTTCGATGGACGCAGTAGGATCGATGACCTTGTTTTGCAAGATGTGTGCTTCTATCAGCGTATCAGGCAGAGATGCAACCAGACGGTCATCGAGGGGGTTGAACGCTTCATCGTAAATCAGGTGATCTTCGCGAAGCGTGACGAGCTTGAAAAACTCCGTGTTGAAGAGAGGAGTCTCTACAATAGAGATATTGAGAAAGGACGACAACATATCAAGGTAGCCTTGTGCCAAAAGCACCTCTGAACCTTGATAGATTGCAGTCAGCTCATCCGAGTCTGCATAGAACTTGACCCAAAAATCAGACAGTCCATGCAGTAGCGTACGCAGGTTATTTCCGATGGTGGCCATTATGCTGCGCGCTCCACGACAGCGATGGAATCCGTGAGTGCCAGATAACGAATCACGTCGTCTGTGAGGCCATAGTCGAGAGGGTTGTCAAGCCCATCGATCGCGTCACCCGGGTTGAGTTGTAGCTCGTCGAGCTGTGTGCTGTTCGAGGGTACGGAAACCGCCTCAGTCGTTTCGAAGCGCACTACACGCCCATCAGGTACATGCACGTCATAGGTGATGACGAAAGGATAGACGTGTCCAATATCAGGGTACGTCTCCTTGAGGAAATCAGAGAGTGTGGAGACGTCCAGTACTTCTGTGGAGGAAAAGTTGTTGATGAATGCAACCAGCGCCGCCGCTGCTTCAGTGGCATCGACAGTCGTCGTGGCTGACTTCTTCAAGCGATACTCGACGGTGCACATCAAGTACGCAGGATGAAACCCCTTCACAAGAGGGTTCTCTGCGGAAATGCGTTGGCGGCGTTCCACAACGTAGCCAGCGATGCTGCTGAAACTACCCAAGGTGTCGTAGGTGACTTTGCAGGTTTTCCCATCGTACTTACCGAGGTCACCGGTAGGGCCTACGAGAACATCGGCATAGCTCATCATCGACTGATGGTTCTCGGGGTTGTGTACCACGATCTGGTACTCATTATCGGGGGCTACTTGAGGTTGCGGCGCGCTGTTCACACGTACATTCAAATGCACCAGGTTGTCGGAAGGATCCGCATCAGGGTCGGATGGGTCATTGATGGTCACGTCTTTGATGGTGTAGAGCGGGCCACCCGGAAGCACGATACGCCCTGTGTTTTGCACCTGACGTGATGTTTCGCCTGTAGTCTGTGCGCTGATGACGTCTTCGAAATCAGGCATCCAAACACCAATGGACCACGTAACCACCCCTGGAGGCGTCTCTTCGTCGGTGGCGACAGGAAAGGGTACGCGTTCTGAAACGTAGAGTTCTGCATCGCGTACTTCGCGGATGGCGAAGTCACGTGCCTCGAGCGGTAGACCTTTCCACACTCGAAGAACCATACCTGGAAGTACCCCTAAACCGGGGAACGTGGTGAGGGTTCCATCGACGTATGTGGGATCCCTGAAGACGTTGATGATGTTGTCGGGACGTGCGAATTTCGCCCCGACGACGCCAGTGAAGGAAGTCTCGATCACAGGCAAATCCACGTAGATGTCTTGGTGGCCACCCACGTGCAGCTCGAGCTGGGTAGCTACTTCGCGTATCCGATCGCGAACCATCTCGTTGTCGCCCATGCCGATGACGGTCAGCGCACGAATTTCACCGTAACGGTCACGCAAAACGGCGTCGCATGAGCGTGCATTGATGAGGTTGCGTACCGTAATGAGATTGGTGCTGCGATCTACAACGTCAGCCGTACTCTCAATGCCATCTCCACCGATACCCTCTACAAGTGTTTCGACGTATGTCACGTAAGAACTAAAGGGATCGAATCCCGCAAAGCGTCCGGGTTGAATGTTGTAACCTGGACCTGTTGCAGAGGCGACCAGCGGAATGCGAAATGTGTAGTCGATGACCACACCATCCGAATCGAACTGTGCAACGAGGTCCTCCGAAGGGACATGAAGGTCCTCTGCGTTGTTGTCGAGCACGAAGACGAGCGAGCTGGATTTGTAGAAGCGTGTCTGGGCCGCGATGTCGACGTCCACACGTTCTGATGCGTGTCCGTAAGCCGAGACCCGTGAAAACGTCCCCCGGTGCCGTGCCGCGAACCAGTTCGACAAGATCTCGTCTGCGGCATCATCGGCGGCTTCGGCGTCATCACTGATATCGATTTCAGTGATCTTCTTCAAGCTCTGCCGAGCACGGATTTGTTCATCTGTTTTGCGCAAGAGAGCGAAGGTGTACGCAACGCTCTTGATCGCGAGATCACGTAGTGCTGATCCGTCGGTGTAATCACCATCGACAATCTTGTCCGCTGCGAATTCTGCCAGGAAGTTTTCTGCGTCTTTGACGTCTTGAAGACTGACGGTGATTGCCATTGGTTACTTCCTTGTCGCAAGGTCAGGTAGACGAATAGTCAGCTCTTTATTGGCCAAGCTGCGTACAGTCACCCACGCTTCGAAGCCGTCTTTTCCCATTTCTTGAAACTGAGTTAGCACCGCGGTAAGCAGTAGTTCATCTGTTGCGGGCTGTGTTTTGCGTTGAATGGTTTGAATTTGCGTGTTGCAATCTTCGATCGCGAGCATCACTACATCGCGAAGGTCTTGCATGTTGGTGATGTTGGTTCCGATCAGTCGCGAGAACTCGGTGCCGTATTCGGGCTCTGTTGGATCGCTTCCCTTGGGTGTCATGAAGCACTTGAGCCACTGACAGGTGAGCTTCCAGACACCACGAACTGCAACCGTACGACTGAAACCAGCCGTGAAGAATTTGAAACCAAGCACGTCTTCCGGTTTCTTCGATTGGAAGTAGAAGTCGTAACGATCAGCCATCAGACAGCCTTTCCTGTATCTGTGCCGCCGACCTTCCACGTGCCCGTGTCGTAGTCGTACGTCAAGATACTACCCGCGACCGCTGTGGGTTTGCTCGCCAAGGCGTTAGCTTGTTGTGCCGTTTGCGCTGAACTCTTCCCGACGATGCTGCTCAGCGTTGTGGCTTGTCCTTCGGCTTGTTTGTAGATAGCTCTTCGACTTTGCGCTTGCATACCCGTGGCACGTTGAAGCGCAACAAGCTTATCACGTTGTGACTGGAGGAGTGCTCGCTGACCGGGGTTACTACTCCGTGCCATTGCGGCAGACAGATCCGAGATGCCCTTGAACTCGGATGGGTCCAATTTTGCCACGAAGACATCCGTGGCAAGGTTGAACCGCATCTTGTTCATCATGTTCCAGAGCTGGTCCCACCCGGAAACCGCTGTCTTCAAGAAGTCATTACCGGGTAAACCCCGTTCTCCCGGTGGAATGTCGAACTGGGCTGTGGCGTCTACTTTGGTGAGTCGATGTTTACCTTTCGCACGTGCTTTCTCGGAGAACACAGCCGCTTCAGCTGAGTCACTAGGGTAAAACACATCACGATGTTGAATGTAGCCACCCCTGTGTGCTGCAACCTGCTGACGGATAGGCCCGTTCTCTCGACGTGCGTAGAAGTGTTCAATGGCAGGTTGTGCCGTCTCGAGTTTCTTGCATACGATGGCAAGCGCCAGCATTTGCCGATCGGTGTAGGGCATCAGTGCAGCTGACTTGTACTTGCCGTTGGGTAGCCGTGGCTTACACAACGCGGGTTCCAATTCGAATCCGATACTAACCGCGTTGTTCCCAAACTTCGTCATTTGAATCTCGCCACCGCCATGGAAGGCTAGATCGTTCGCATCTACACTCCACACCACATCACCGCGGCGACTCACACAACAATGAATCGAAGTGCGGCTTTCGGGTGGGCGCGGTTTCTCAAGGGTTAAGCCGCACAGCTGAGTGATACCTGCGAACCAGCGATTAGGGTGATGACCGTTCTCATCTCCGGGTGGTTTTTGTCCGTTAGGGTTGTTTTTGTACCAACCGTAATCCCAGGTGTACCCGAATGAGTGAAAGAACAACCAGGACCAAGCACGTAGTTTGCCATGTGGCGTTACTTTGTAACAACCTTCCGACGGAGGAAGGTAAGCCCAGTTGAACTTCTGGGGATGATTGGTGAGTCCTTCGCCACTGATGATGTAACGTGGGTCTGAAGAGGTTTTCGCAGCTTCGCGTACTCCTCGGTATACGTCACGATTCCTATTGAAATACCTCTGGAGATCGCGCATGCGTTTACTGACGATGCGATCGATCTCGCCACTACTGAGAATCCAGGACCCACCAGCGGGTACTCCGCGGCCTCCTCCTTCTTCGCGATAGCTTTTCTTGCTCGAAGGCATGGAGTACTACCGCTTCCTCTTCAGAGCGTCCTCGAAGAGGTCTTTCATCTTTCGCTTCTGATATGAGAGTTGACCTTGCGTCATTTTGAACTTACGCATCAACTCTGTATTCGAAAGCGTCTCCGCGCCTCCGTAGCCCGTGACATGTTCGAAGAGCTGTTGGTGTTCTGGTGACATGTCGTAATAAACAAAGCCAACGATCGGGTCTTCGGTGTCTGCGATGGGAAAAGCTGACGGGTTGAACTCACCCGAGGTGAGTAGTTCTCGTCGATTGTGGGCTCTTCGAAATTCTTCTGTCCGCGTGTTTGACCACCCCAGGTGATCCGCGAGTTCTGAACTGGTGGGTTCTCGTCCCAATTCGTTGTTAAGCTGCTCTTGACCCACGCTGAACGTGGTCATGCTTACCGCTTTGTGTTCGGGCAGCCTCGCCGCTTGGGTGTGCGTATACACCGTGCGACTGAGCTTCTGGAGCTGGTTCGTCACGTGCGTGGCCAGTGCTGCGCCTCGATTCGGGTCATACGTGCGAATGGCTTCTACGGCGAGAGCCTTAGCACGCGTCTCGAGCATGGACCGTGCGAGTGTCCCACCCCAGCGGTTCACGGCTTGCGTGGTCACGGGTTGCAAATGGTTCAACAGCTGTTGAAGGTCGTGATCGCTCTTGGTACGATTCCATTGCTGCCAGAGACGTACATCTTCAGCCTTTGTGGACGTCATGGTCATCGGCTCACCTTGACTGAAGAGTAGATTCTCGCACGATAATCGAGCAAAATCTTGTCCCATTCTGCTCGAAGCACTGGAAAATCTTCAGCAACGGCAGTGGGTGCACTCCCCTGGAGCCCTTGTTCTTCATTGGTTGCTTTGGTCGCGTCTACTGCACCTTTGAGCTTGCGAATGCGCACGTAGTAGCGGGCTGAGTGCGCAGAAGACCCATCGTCGTACGCCATGTCATCGATGGGCGTCTCGCGCATCCCGTTGATGAAGATGATGTACTCTTCGAGTGTGCAGATGGGGCGTGCACAGTACTGCATGGCGGCATCGTAACTATCAAAGTAAGGCTCGTAGCCGGGCTTCGGAACGATGTCCTTGGTTGCGGATAGGTTATGCGACAGTCCTTGTTTGCGCTTGGCGGGGTCAGTGATACGCGCAATCTCACTGGTGATACTCGCAAGCGCTGCTTTTACGATTTCGGGAGTCACATCTTCAGCGGATGTGAGCGTGGACCCCGCAGTCGCGAGCGCTTCACGAATACCTACTGTCTGTATTTTGCCCCCCTGTTCACTATCCCCTACGGACAAAACCTTCGCGGCTACTTGTAGCGAACCGTAAGCTTCGAGCACCTTCTTAGCGCCTTCCAAATCCACTTTGCGCTTTTTGATGGTCTCTTCGTTCAAACCCTCGATGGTGATGTCCTCAAGTGTGCCATCCGCTTTCACGAACGAGAGCAGATCACGATACTGGAACACCGCAGGCCGGGTTACGGGATCAGGACGACGGTAAAAGAGGGCCTGGTAGAACTGGTCAGCGCGGCTGAAGTGTTGGATGACGTCACGGATCTCCGGAATCGGTTCGGGAGGTGCAGCTGCTGTTGCGAGTCCAATACGATTCGTGATCGCAGGGCTCTCCATCTCGTTGGCAATATCCTGGAAGAACTCATAGATGGTACGGGCATAGCTGAAGTTCGCCGATGTGCCTACGCCATTCGCGGAGAACTGCTGAGTAACGTTCATCAAATAACCAATCACGTGCATCTTCGCCTGGAAATCATCGAAGATCATCATAGGAAAGCCCGGTACGAGATAAGGATGAAACGCACACTCTGCGGCGCCGCCACGTTGCGAGTAGACCTGTCGGAAGAACTCGTACTGCGCGTAGAGAATGTAAAGATCCTGATCCGTGACTGACGTACCCGTCTCGGGAACCACGGACTTGTCTGTGCCTGTTGCGACGGGTTTTCCTGTAGGTACTCCGCTTCCTTGATTCTGAGATGCGAAATACATCAACCACGGAGGTGCAGGGTAGCGCGCTGTCACAGGTCCCTTGAAGAACTCTTCTGGCCAAAGAAGGAGGTTCTTACCGGTCTCGTTGGGTGTTACACCTTTGCGCTTGTCTTGATATTTTTTGTCGGCTTCTGGTGGATACGCTCGCGCCAGTGCGTTGAGGAAGAATTCCTTGGTCTTGGTCTTCGTCTGCGCTGCGGTGAGGTTAACAAGCGCACTGTCCTCGAAGTAGAGCCGCGTGGGCTGCGTAGCATAGTTCTCATTGTACTGAATGGAGGGCGTCATCGAGGGGAAGATGACGTTGCAGCACGGGGGTAGCCCAAAGAACATCTGCGGCTTGACAAAATAGTTGGTTAGCCGCACTGGTTTTTTCGGATCGATCAATCCTGCATCATGTGCACCCGGTTTGAAAAAGCTCTCCGGCATGAAGAGGCCGGTCTGCTTTGGTGTGACAAGCTGGGGACGTCCAAAGATAGACCCGTTGGTGTAGGTGCCCACAGCTGCTGCCGTGGGAAGCATCGCGAGTTCCATGTTCACGGTGTCGAGCACTTGCTTCAGGATCGTATAGATCGACCCACCCGACATCTCAGACACGACGTGATTCTCAATGGCTTTGACCGCTTGCTCGGATTGGACCGCGCGCAGGATCGGGAAGATCCCTGCGGGCTGGTTCGCAACAGGATCACCTGTCGCATCATGCTGTTCATCGAGAAACGGCAGCGCGACCCATTTGTTATGGAATTGTTGTCTTCTCGTCCAGCGCGAGAAGAAGTTCACGGCTGGTACGCATTTCTTGTCTTTAGGTGCGTTGTCCGCAATGAGTCCCCGAACTACGTTGTACGCAAGATCGAAGGGTCGCGTGATGTATCCCTGGTCTCCCGTTGTGATCAAACCCTTCTTGAAAAGCGAATACGGGAACACCGCCGCAGCCTGGTTGATCTGCGATGCGTCTTGCTTGGCACCCATGACACCGCTAGCTACGGTGTCCACATTGGTCATGTAGAACAAGAAGAGCTGCGTCCAAACCGCGATGTCCATGAGGGCATGGAACGTGATCGCCCGGCCTCCAGAACTGTTGCTATAGCCCCAGCCTACGATCTCTCCTTCGAAGAGCAGTCGCCACGTTGGACGTGAAGGATCGATGTACTCATCCAGGAAGAAGAGCACAATCGGTACGCGATCCTGCGCTCCGAAACGTTGAAGCGCGGTGTCCGGGAACATCGTGATCTGTGCTTCAGGGATCTTCCACACCCCGTAGCTCACCGTTGCTGATGTGATGGGGCACTCGATGCCTGCGATGTAACAGAGAACCGGTGCGCGGTGTGGGAGGTTACTCGAGAAGGTCACACCATTGCGTGTTCCGCTTCGGTAAACAACGGGGTCATAACTCTGCGTGGTCCCCGGCATGATTAGCTCAACGCATTCTGTTCGAGGACCTTGGCCAGGCACACCATGACACATGCAAGCGGCACAAGATCATTGGGCTGGTCTGTGCGCAGGTACGACCAGAGAAGCTCACGATGCTCTTTGGGCAAACCTAGCGCAGTCAGTTCAGCGAGAGCTGCATTAAGCAATCCCGGTTTACGGCGTAAAGCAGCGTCGATCTGAATCGCCGTATGCTTGTAGCAGAGCTTCGCTGCCTTCTCAGCAGCTGTGGGGGTCGGTGCGAGGTTGCGCAGCAACGCCCCTAGTTCGCCCAGGTTGGCACGTAGATAGATGTGCCGAATGGCCTTGATAGGATCAGGACGTGCCTGGACTACCGTGAGCAAGTATTGGCGCAACTGTTCCGTGTAGTACAACGTTGAGGCCGCGTGGTCATAGGGAACAAGCAACGATGTTTCAAAGTCATTGATCGGTCCCGTGAAACACGTGGGATCCACGTTGACCAGGAATGTCCAGGTAGACGTAACAGGAACGCCTGTGAGGTCTGCAATGCTTACACGCACCGTTACTTCAGTACCGTAAGGAATATCTGTTTCTTTATCAACAACCACATCCCAACCGTTGAACAGATTGGCTACGATGGAACTTGCGGGACCATTCCAGCCAACTTGGAACACGCCATTTTCGATCGCGACTTCGGTGCCTGCGGTTATTTGAATGGACGCCTTCACAACCAGAATGTTGTCCCAGCACGTAAATCCGATATGTGTAGCGGGTGCAATGTTTTCCCCAAGTGGGAACTCATCTTCGATCACAGGTTCGGTAGCGTCCGATACCTGGAACGTGTAGCTCGTATCGAGATGATTGGGCACCGTCGCGAGGTCATCTGCGACCACCCGGATTGTGTTTGTAAGGATAGGAAGAGGATCATTTGGATTGATGAGGTACCGGTACCCTCCACTAATGGGTGTCCGCGACACCACAAAGCCAGGTTGCTGTACCTGATTTTGATACGCGATGGTTCCGTTGACATAGATCTGGACACTATCAGCTTTGACACCGGCACCATCGTCCAACACATCCAGTTGAACATTGGTGAATGGATAGACATCGAGTTGGCCAGGTATGGGGTCTTCGTTGTCGAGGTAAGGCGCATCCGCATCCAGCGTGCGGAATGCGTACGACGTATCCAGCACGTTGGGAGGTGACTCGAAGTCCGTTGCATAGACTTCAACGGTGACCGTTTGCCACGACGAGAAATCCGTGTTCGGATTGATGACGTAGCGCCATCCTGTGGGCAGATGCGTTGCCGCGACTGCGAAACCCGGCTGCGCTGTTTGTGATTGCCACGCAATTACACCAGCAACCGTAATCACTACGGACGCTTCATCAACATCAGAATCATTGTCGAGAATTTCAAGGGTGATGTTGGTATTGCGCGCGACGTCTGTATCGCCACCTGCGGGAACTACGTTGTCCAGATGCGGAATGGACGTGTCTGCGATGCGGAACTGGTAGAGCGTGTCGAGAACATTCGTGATGACCGCGAGGTCTTCTGCGTAGACACGTACATCTACGACTTGATACGACGTGAAAGGAGCCGTCGGATCTATCGTAATGCGATAACCTAGCGGCTGTGTGATGCGTGCAGATGAAGGTCCATTGTATGGTGCCACAAAGGAGTCTGTGTCACCTCGATACGCAAGTGCCCCTTCGATGTAAACACGTACCGTCGAGAGATTCACACCCTCGCCGTCATCGTGGATGTCCACTTGTACATTCGTCGATGGCGGATTGGGTACCCAAGGAGGTGCCGCGGCGGGATACTGATCATCGATGTAGGGTGGCACCAGGTCGGGATAAAAGTCGTTGGTCAGATCCTCCTGCATGCCGGGGTAACCCGACGTGAACATGCGGATGTCAGACGGGGTGGTGTACGTCGTCCGCTGCTGGCCGGTGAAGTCAGTCGTCTGCAACGTGATGACGTTCCCTTGGAAGTCCATCACTCCGCCAGCGAAGCAGGTCACCCGATAGGAGAAGACCTGCTGGTTGGCGGTCGCCAGATCGATGGTCGTGTCGTTGATCCAGATGGTCCGCACGACCTCGAGCGGCTCACCACCGGACACCTTGGCGATGGCGAAGCTTGCAAGGTCCAGCGTCGCAGCGTGGTAGACACTGCCTGCCTGCCGGTACTCCAGCATGAGCTTGCGGTCGAAGACCAGCCGCACGGTGTTGGGATCGGTGCTGGTCGCGGATACCAGGACTGGACCCGTGAGTCCACCGCCTGCCGCGATGGTCTGCTTCTCGACCGCCCAACCGATGCTGTTGTAGAGCGTGAGGCTCATGTCAACCTACCGCCATGGAGAGGGGCTGGTGTGCGTCGTCCTGGAAGCCCTTCCAGTAGATCGTGTGCGTCGTGCGATTCACAGCCCAGATTCTGTCTGGCCTGGCCATGCCCACGATCAAGATGGGCGTCGCGCCATCGGTCGCGAGCTTGACCGAGGAGATCGTAGCGTAGTCACCAAGGACCTCGTGCGTGGCCCCCGAGCCCACCTTCCCGTAGAAGAGAGTCGAGATGCCCGTGGCGAGGTCCATGACGTAGACGCCCTCGTTGCGCGCATAGAAGAGCAGGCCAGCAGCATCATCGAGAGTCATGGAGTCTTGGGCCAACGCTCCGTTCGTGCCGGAGTCCACCGACCCCGCAAGGGTGTACTCGTGGTCCTCGAGCCACGTACCGCCACCGCCTCCCAGGACCGTGGACCAGTTCGAGTAGTGTGTGATCCAGAGCTTGACCCGGTTGTGCGCGAGGATGTCCTTGGACGTCGGACGGAAGATCGCCCAGCTCGTGGCCACGGTCTGCGTACCGATGCCATAGTCGGGCGTGTTGAGGTGTGCGTTGCCCGTGCCCTCGAACTTCCACCGCTCCCACTTGGACAGGTACACACCGCCGTTGTTGGCGATCAGACGGTACTGGAAGCCGCCATCGTGAAGGATGTCGCACCAGTTCGCACGGTTGTGCTGAAACTGCCAGTTGTCGAAGTGCGACGCGGTGACACTGCGAGCGGAGTTCCTGAATGCGATGCAACCGTTGGCCGAATCTCTCGGCCACACACCAGTCGTCAGCTCCACGTTG